CAGGCCAAACCATTTCAACGCCATGCGCTTTGTGATCCGTATCGACAACGAAGGCGTGCCGCAGATGGTAGGGAAGTTCATCTGCACTACTGAACCCTCGCGCTATTGGACCGAGAACCCGATGAATCCGGGCGGTGCTGCGCGCGTGGTGCCGGGGCAGTACAAGGCATGGGTCATGGGCGAATACCACGACCGGCCGGCGCTGCGCGAAGCCGGTGAACTGGCAGTGCAGCGTGATCCACGCGGCACTTATAAGAGATATGGACCTATCTTGCATGGCAGCAATTTCGGTATCCACCATCATGATGACTACGGATATCCGCGCAACGATTTAGGTCGTTCCTCTGCGGGCTGCTGGGTCACATGGAGCCATGATGATCATATGAAGTACATCGCACTATGTAAGAGCGATGCACGCTACAAGGCTAGCCATGGATACAAGTTCATCGGCACTCTACTGACGCGTGAAGACCTAGGTCCCAATACCGCAGTGCGACCGCAGGCAGCACCGATTGAAGCATTGACTGATGCTGTCAGTCCACGTCATGATCATGTTTATATGACCGTGTTTGCCGGTGGTGATGATCCGGAGCGTAGCGCTTATACCGGCGAGAGGATAGACCTTAACAAGGTTGGCTTTTCGGTGTCATACCGCTTCAGCAGGCCAAAGCCGTGGGTTCGCTGTTGGATCGGGGAGAAGATGGTGGAAGGACCATTGGTCGATGTTGGTCCTGGATTTACCGATGATCCATGGTTTCTGGACCCTAACGGCAGGCCACGAGCGCGCAACGGGGCCGGTCTAGATGCTACTCCTGAAGTGTGGCGTCAGCTTGGAATCTCTAGGAGCAACCCCGATTACGGTGGCATCCGATGCAGTTTTCAGCTAATTCGACCACCGCATGAGGATAATTGGAAACCCAGAGGATAAAATGATCAAGGCAGTAGTTCTACTTATCATCGTTTTTCTTGGGCAGGGTGAGCCCAATGTCAAGGAGATCCCCATGCAAGACCTTGACCAGTGCTTAGCCGCACAGAAAAACTTCTTCCAGAAGGTCCAAGAGCAGCAGAAAGCACAGCCTATAAAAGGGGTGTTTCAGGCTGCCTGCGGAGTGATGTACGACGTCGAATGATGTGGTGCTGGCTCTTTCATAAATATTGGTGGGTCATGTCCGAGTACCATGGACGGCGATGGTATGTCTGTCGCAAATGTCTAAGAAGCTGGGGTTACGACGATGCCTGACAAGATGCTGATTTTGTCGGGATTGATTGATACGATCCCACCTTCTGGCCATCCCGACCCTCGGGGTCTACTGGATCGTAAAAGCGCAGATGCGTATGCGGCAACGCGAGGCTACGTACCAGTGGAGCTTGATGTTAGCGACCACTTCGCTGGCTTAAAGTCTAGACAGGTGCTGGCTGCGCTAACCAAGTTCCGCCTAGACAAGGATATCTCCGCAATTTATGGCTTTTCTGGCGGAGCTTATAACCTACCTCATGTGATCAGGCGTCTGACTTCAGAAGAAAAGAAGCGTATCAGGCTTGTAGTGGCGATTGGTGCACCTACTCTCGACAAGCCTAGCGTAAGCGGGACGTGGGAGTTGGCGTTTGTCGGCAACTCACCGAAGGGTCACATGGACGGGCCGCGCTATGCGCTGACGCAGTGGCTTGAGAAGCATCCTCATCCGGTGCTATCGGCTGGGCCTATAAAGCTCGGCACTCCGACCCTGTCTCAAAATTAAATCTGGCTAGGAAGCGAGTTCGGCAAACCCAAGACTTCCTCCCCTTGGGTCGCTTCCTCAACTGGCCTCGTCTTCGCGGACGGGGCCTTTTTTATTTCTCATTCCTCAATGTTTCCTGCAAGCTGGCATATGCCAATTCTCCGGCTCGGCGCAGCGCAAGTTGTCCATTTGGATCAGGCCATCGCCATAGAATTTGATCTCCGTAGATAATGGCTGGTCGTGTGATGTAACCGTCCTCAATGACCTTTTCGACCTCGTCGAAACTGCCGTAGAACATGACCGGCGGCAAATCCCCCATGTCCAGGTTTATTATGCCACCATCCTTGTCTACGTGGTACAAGACTGCCGGCCCAGCAAACAACTGTTTACCGATGCTGAAATAACGAATCTTTTCGCCTTGAAACAACGCCCATTCATAGACCACAATTCCCAACATCGGCAGTATTATATCGTAGTTCACCTGCCCTGGCGTCAATCCAGCCGATCGAATCGCATTATCCAAAATGGTGTGCTCCTCGATGGTTATTGTAGCGTCTACCCATACTATCCCGTAGGTCGCCACCTCATCCTCCTCTTTCTTCTAGGTTGCGCTCATATCTCCCGGCACATTTATGCTTTCTGGCACGGCTCGCTATGACTGGCGTATCGTTGTAGGTCTGCTTAGGCTCGCTCGATGGACGTGGGTCAATCCAATGCTCTGGCACGCTTCAAACACTCGAATCTTTTCTTGCGGGCGGCACGCTAGAACACCTCGAATCTTTTTTCAGGAACGGCACGCTAGGACACTTCGAATCTTTTTTAAGGAACGGCACGCTAGAGTTCCTAGAATCTTTTCTCGCATCAGGCACGCTTTCTGCTTCCGAATCTTTTCTCGGTGATCGACTCGCTATGTTCCTCCGAATCTTTCTGGCTAACCGGCTCGCTCTCTTCCACAGGGTCTATTAGCTTCCTGGGCACGGCTCGCTTATCCTCTAAGAGTCTATTAAGACCCCTCGGCCCGCTTATTTCCCCTAGAGTCCATAGAGCCACGCGGCTCGCTTGACGTTTCGATACTTTTGCCGTATGAGGCTATTCGATCACAGTCTGTTCTACCCCACGCCTGACAGCTATAGTACCGGCGAAGCGTGACGATGGTAGAGCGTTCTGCTCTACTAAAAATATCACCTGACCAAGCCGTACCGCACGCTCGGCCAAAAATTCCACCAAATCCTCCACTCCACCCGGGGATAACCCCTTGGTCGGCTCATCAAAAATTTGAATGGTTGGTTCTATGCCAGCCTGCGCCAGCAGTACCTCGCTCAGCGCCACCCCTCCCAGCAGCCGTAGTCGCTGCGCCTCTCCCCCGGACCACGCCTTGAACTTGACCTGCTTTCCGTTGCTCGGCGAAAGCACCGTCACATCGATTCCGCGATTGATACTCCCGCTCTTAGTCTCGCGCTCGATTGCCAACTCCAATTTCCAGTCATGCAAACCAAGCTGCGGCATCATCAGATCGCAGCAAATCGAAAGTTGCTGCAACACGTCCTTGATGATATCCAACTTGACATCCTTGAAGCCACTGGACCAGAAGCTAACCCGTTTATGCCGCTTTTTGTTAGCACGCAATTCTTCCTGAAGTTGGTCGTATTCATTTTGCGTACGTTCGATGTTACGGCGTATTTGCTGGCGCTGCTCTCGGAATGGGTTGCCTTGTTGGGCATCCTGCTCTAAGCGACCTATCAAGGCTTGTGCTTTGCCGTCCATCTCATTGAGCTTTGGCCCTAGACGATTCATCTCCGACTGCGCATCATTGGCTTTGGTCAGGAATTTGGCCTCGGTGTCGCGTTGCATTTTCAATTGCGCTTCCAGGTCTTTGGCCGCTGACATATTGGCCTGTAGTGTGCTTGGGTCGCATCGCTCAAGCAACTCTGCAATCTTCTGCTGTAACTCACTTCGTCGTGGCGGTTTGTGTAGCTTCTGGCCACACGTTGGGCATATTTTCTTATTCAAATCGCTTAGCTCTGTTCTCAATCGACCCACCTCAGATTCAACCGTGGCGATCCCACGTTTTAGATCACTGCTTTCCTCAATATTGAGGCGGATATAATCGTTCAGTTGATGGATGCTTTGTCTGGCTGCGTGTAGCTCGGTCATGGCGCCGTCGTAGGCTAGATCGGCGCGATCATAAGACGGCTGCAATCTAGCTACCTCGGTTTTGATTTTATCGATTTCGGCTTTGGCGGTACGCTGGCGTTCCGTAAACTCCTCATCCCATAGCTTGGACTCACGTGTTATGTCCTTGCTCATTCGGTAGAGGTCGTCTAGCTGCTGATCTTTGGCTTTGATCTCGCCAGTCTGTTCATTGATCTTGTGCTCGATATCGTGGCTCCGCTGCTTGGCAGCTAACGCGCGCTCATCCCAGCGATCAAGTTGCAGCGCATTGGATAATAAGCTGAGTTTGGCTGTGCGTGCCAAATCAAAAAATAATGGTTCATCTTGCGGAAGCAGGATCGAATGACAGAAGGTCAAATGATTAAGCCGTAATAGCTGCTCGATAGCGGCCTGAGTAGTGTCGCGCTCATTCAACCGTAGCTGCGAGCCATCGCGGTCAATGACGTATTTCTGCTCGCCAATCTGGACTCCAAGCGTGCCGTGGGGTTGCAGGCCATTGCTCCACGGGCGCAGATCGGCGGTCGACAATCCAGAGGCATCCTTGCCGAATTGAATCCAACTCAATGCGTCCCACAGACTCGATTTTCCACTACCGTTAGACCCTAGGTCTGGCTCGATTGTATTGTTGCCCTGCACTAGATAGAGTCCAGGCGCGTAGTCGCTGAACTGAATACGCAGCTTGCGGATCGACTTGAAGTTGTCAATCACCATATCGGTGTAGCGTAGTTGCATTTTATAACAAATTCCTTCCCTCTTCTTCTATCTTTTCGTGCACCTGTCGGCGTTGACAATATTCGTGAAGAATTGCTTTATCACTCGCCGGCTCCGAATGACTTACGCGCTGGCTTGGTGCGTTAGTGTGTTGATAGATCGGCACCACGCTATCGAGAACCCATTTATTTTTAACGCATATCGCACGGCATTGTTCGCGCAGTTCCCCAAATCTGGCCGGGTCGCGTAGCTCTAGCTCAATACGCACTATGTCTCCAGGTATCGGGCCAACGCCGTTGTTTGTCTCGATTTCCTTGCGCCCTTCCTTCATTCGCAACAAGATTTTCCTTACCGAAGATGGATGGATTGACTCCCATTCATCGCCATCCAGTTTAATGATACGCGCAGTGAAGTCATCGCCAAATCGAATATGATAAGGAGCGCCGACATAATGCAGATCTTCACCGACCTGTTGCGGCTTATGTATGTCGCCTGAGAAGGTTGTGATGCTATCCGGCAGCGCCTTGAGTGGGATGCCCACTAGCTTGGTATTATGCTCGCTAAGTGCGCCCTCGAAGGTGTTGTGAGTGAAGATCACATCGATATTTTTATAATGCAGTCCTTTCCAATCTTTCTTATGATTACGAGTATGTGGCAGGAACATCCGCCGGCCGATCTGGGTCGGGTTGGATATATAAGTGATATTCGGAATGGTGCGAAGGAAGCCAAAGAACGGATGATCAATCTGGTAGTAGTCGTGATTTCCCTTTAGGATGATTACCTTGACTGCCCTGGCAAGCTTGGCGATGCCGTCAACAACCGCATTGACCAAAGGAGCACTATGACGATCCTTAGCTTCAGTCAGATCGCCTAGGATGTAGACGTCACTGGCATCATGTTGACGAGTAAAGTCAGGTAGGTGCGCGAGAAAGTCGAAGCGGTAGTTATCCTTTGGGTTGTCCGAGAGGTGTAGATCACTAATGATCAGTTCAGTCATGGGGTCCGACTTTCGCGAAAATATCGCAAAATAGCCGCCTCATTATCGAATATACGATAGTAGGGAATTTCGAATGTCCCATTTGGGCGTTTATACGCCCACCATCTGCTGTTTTCTGTGGTGATACCGCCGCCGGTGGCAGTAATCGGCTCCACCTTCTTCCAGTACTCCATAGGTCGCGCGGGGTCCATAGGCTTGGCGCAGCCATAGAGTAACTGCCGTCAGTTCCGCCACGACCTCCTCCTTTGCAGCCACCCATCCGTGGCGGTCGACCAGATCATTGAAGCGGCCAAACTGCCGCTCAATCACACGGTCGGTATAGTCGGGGTTTGCCGGAAGCATGTATTGCTGAGGCTTGCGCATTGTGGTGTCCTTTCTCCTCCTGATAGTCCTATTATATCACAACGCTTGCGCTAGAAGCAGTCGTCAACGACCCTGACCATGTTCGCCGACAAGTTCGTTCCAGCCATTGGTAAGGCGGCGTTCATGGCTTTACCATCCTAATCGCATATGCAATTCATGCCATCGTTCAACCGTAACCCAAATCATGCAATCCAGATAGGTTTCTTGACCGACGGACATAAACTTGCAGTTTTGCTCGCGCCATGAAACCCAAACGCGCTGCAACGCACGAAGCTTTTCGAGACCGGCGCGAGTTTTAGCTGTATGCTCGCAGACCACTTTACCTGCATCGTTAGGGGCACAACCCCACTGTTGGATTATACCTTGGTATGTTTGGTTTAGGACTTTGTCTGCTTCGCTGTAAGCGCGTTTCAGACACGCCATATCTGCGTGGTGCACATCATCTGCGCCAGAGCTGTTCTTGCTGGTTACGTAACATGACTTGACCAACCTCCAGTTATCACGCAGGGCGAAAGAAGCGCTTTCACCGTACGTTCCGGCGTTGTAGTCTGTGGAGGCGTCAATCGAGTCCGGTTCAGCATTTGTCACTGTAGCAGCAGCACCAACAAGCGCCACGGCGATGATCAGAGATTTTAATTTGCTTTCCATGGAGCGCCTCGCGGCAGTCGCCTTTGATTATCTTAGTCTGATTCATTTACAACTTGAACCTGCGTTTCATCACATTATCAAATATATCAACGACCATCCCTAGATGATGAGCGGTGATGATTGGCTCGATGGCGTTTAATTGGCAGCCTCGCTCAGCGCAGATTATAATCGGTGCGTTATTTTGCTTTGCGATCAGTAGCGGATGCTTGCCGTGCCTAGCCGCCTGGGAACAGGCCTCGATCCAGTACTGCGCGAGTAAACCCTTTCCCTGCAACAGTCCTGCAGAAACGGATAGGTTGCGGACATGCTTACATTCAACCAGATAGCGATCTGTCAGTACATGTCCCTCAGGTGCGACTGAGCAGATATCGCCGCATTGACGAACGTCGACGCCGTGGATGGTGGCACGTCCTCCGCTCATGGCAGATCGCCAAAAAACATCGGTACTGCGGCCATGGGTAACCCACAGCGAAAGTATCTTGCACACCTCCCGCTCGAATTGCGATCCTTTCTTTTTAGAGCCTCCCGGCTTCATCTTCTCACCTAATGGACAGAAATGACCGCCTATTGAGTAATCTTTAGCTTCTGGGGGTGGGATAGCCTGTTCTCGATAGACGCCTCCTGCGGGCTTCCTATTGACTTTTGGAACAGAAGAAGAACAGCTTTCTCCAAATCTAGAATCCGATGCTTCAGAGTGTCAGTGCTGACGTCCTCCAAGCCAAGAATGCAGAAGCCTCGCATGAGGCCCCTCATCGGCTCTACACACCCTCCTCCTCCTATGCCGTCCAGAATGTAAGCGACCCTGCTCGTATAGACACGACCAGTGTACTCCTTACTCGTCGGCTCCCACTCTCTGTAATGCACTATATCGCCGATATTGAAGTTGCGATCGTTGAAACGCAAGTCGAAGCTCTTCGCTCCCTGAGCGATAGGCTCAAAGAATTCAGGCCATGACTTGAGTTCATGCTTAGGCATCTTCGTATTTCCTCTTAGTCGGCTTGAAGCTAATCTCAACCTCTTGCCATTTCTGCTCGACCAATTCATGTAACTTTTTGCGATCATTACTAGTCGCGGTGATGCCTACACTCTTAAGCCAATCACGGCAACTCTCTTCGTCATCAATGCCGTAGTTGAAGATGATTGGGAACTCGACCTTGCCGTAGGCAGGGCCGACTTTGTTCTTGTCGACCAATGCACGCACATCAACGCCGATCACTCGCTCAACCTTCTTTTGGGTCTTCTTGATCTTTCCAAGCTGGGACAACACCACAATTTGCGATGAATAGAAGGTCAATGCTCGACCACCGCTGCGTGTCCATTTGCGCTGAAACATAGTTGCGCCGATGTTGTCGCGGACCTGCGAAACAACCATCAGTGTAAAATTCTTAGCCAAGGCATGATTGATACGGCGGAATAATGCTGACAATTGTTTGGCTTTTTCACCACCATACGTACCTTGGTCGATCTTGCGCGCTAATTCGGCTCGGCTGGATAACGCATCAAGTGAATCCACGATTATCAATTCTGGCTTGCCGCGCGAGCCTGTAATCAACCTCTCAAGGTCTTCGTACAAATCTTCGATGGTTTCTATCGGCTCGCCAAAATCCACCTTTTCTACTGGCAGTCCTATCTGACGAGCGTAGCCTTTCTGGAAAGCATCTTCAGTCTCTCGGTAACGCACTTTCCCGTCAGCGTATTTGCGCAGGAAGTTGCCGCCGCCTTCGATGCACAGCAGGCTCTTACCGGTAGCACTATTATGCACTTCGAATCCGTTGGCGATGAAATTGTGATAGGGCGCCTCCATAGACACGTCGAAGGATGATTGTTTACCTACTTTGGTGATCTTTTTGATTTTAGCCAATTCTATCGACTTCGACGCTTGCCACAATTCGTCGATGTGGAGTTGTCGATGATCTTTCGGATCGATCAGTTGTAAATTTTCCAAGCGGTCATCTGCCGGATTACCATTCAGATGATGTACTTCTTGCTCTGGGCTGGAGTATTGGAGAGCGGCTGCCGTGTCTGGATCATTGCGTAAAATGTAGATCAATTCCCGCAGATCAATGCCATTAATCGCCGCCTCCAAGACCAAGCGCGCCGTAAGCAGACGTTTGTAGTCACGGCCTGCAACGACGTTGCGTTGCCCAAATGGATGAAATGGAATGCTGTAAGTGTACGAGCGCGTCTTGCGCTCGTTCCTCATATCCCGCGTTCGCGTGCTGCGCCATCGCTTTATATAGCTTCCTTCACGCAGTCCGTCCGATAGCCGTTTCCATCCTTCCGACGTTGCGAAGCGGTGATCTTCGGAAGCCTTTATGTTGTTCCCGTTCTCGTCGGTTATTTGATACAAAACCTTTGGACCGGAATCCACAACTGCAATCAAAGGCACCGTTCCAGCGTAGCCTCCAACATCAGCTAGCAGACAAGTCTCCAATCCCTCATCCCTATTGCGATGACTTCCGTTGACGCGATTGTACAAGGTCCGCAGGTCCATTTTCCGTGGCCGCGCACCACGCAATACGGACACCATGGTATCCCCAGCAAGACAATCACCGATTATGTTGATGATTCTCCGCTCGGCCCAACCTCCCCCAAGCTCCAGGTCAAGACGCTTCGATCCTGTATGAAAGAACTCGACCTTATCGTCGTCCTCGACAAAATAGTTGCCGCCGGGGCGGCCTTTCCGTCCCGGCGACTTCTTGCTGAGGTGCTTGCGCTCAATCATCGACGACGAATCTTATTGCGAGGGACACTAGCGCGAGGAGCCTGAGCTTCTTCCCTCCCACGATCACGCCTCACGTCTGGGTCATCGTCATCTCTTTGAGGTGAAAAGACCTCATCCTCATCCTCATCCTCACCCTCATCCTGCTTAGCCTGACGCGGACGATCATCGTTGTATTCGTTTTCATCAGACCTCTCAGACCTCTCAGACCTCAAGAAGCGTTGATCCTTCTCCTCATCGTCATATCCATATCGTCCTGGTTGCGACGACCTTTTGGCTTCTCTGGGCTTGGGCTCATCGTCGTCGTCCAGGTCATCGTCCTTTTGCTCTACGCTACCGCTCATAGCCCTATGCAGATAGTCAGCCTCGTAGTACTTGATCACATCCGGGACAGTGTTATCGGTGATTTCATCCAGAAGGTCTTCGGCATCACGCGCTTTATCAAGCACTGGCGATGGTGAACGGTCGAAGACAAATGCGTCATAGCGCGTAGTCATCACATCCTTGCCGGTCTGCGTACGCCTGAATGACAAATCAAAGCCATTCTCAGGGTCTGAGACCTGAATCGGCTCGCCACTACGCTTGTCTTTGGTCAAGGACAGAATCTCGTCGTCCTGGCGATTACTCATTATCCAGACCTGTGGCTTAGTCGGAGCCTCACTGTCACGCTCAAGCACATAACAACACCAGAATGGCTGTGCATTAAGCTTCTTGGCACCGTCTTGATCCCCGCTCTTACGAGCAGCCTGCTCTTCAGCACAGATAGGGCAATCTTCGCCCTTCATCCGCTGAAGACAAGGGTAGGTGCCGTTGTAAGCACCGACGTAGCGATGCATCCACACACGATAGCTGTAGTGGTCGGCATCAGCCCACGTAGGTGGCAATATACGGACAGTGTTGTCTCCCGGCTTTGGCCGAAAGATACCTACACTAAACGGACTATCCCCACGTGTCCTCGTCTCGCGCTGATGACGGTCGATATCCTCGTTGGTAAATGGGCGGTACTTGAATTTACCCACAATCCTTCTCCTTCTCTATGTCCTGGATTAGCTGTTTCGTGTAGATTCGCTTGGTCTGGAACCAAGCCGTCGCGCCTACCCAGACCAGGATGTAGACGCCACTAATCGCGAGCCCTGAAGCTACAATAAACTGAGCGGTATTCATGCTCTCCGCTCCCTTCGAATTTGATCCGCATTTGCACGCGCCATTCCGCTGCCTGATGCCTCCATGTTTGAGCCGTAGTAGTTAGCAAGATATAATTGGATCAGGTCGCGGATGGCGTAACCACGCGCTGAATAGGCGTCCTTCAGTGCCTCCAACTCCCCAACCTGTTTCGCCGATTTAAATAGTGCGTCTTTCGCTTCAATGACCTTGCGGTCCAAGAGCTTCTGGCTTTCCACCATCTTCTCTGTGATTTTTTCTCCGCTGACCTCGGCATCATGCCTGATCTTGGCATCGGCTAGAGCTTCGCACTCTTTCTGAATCTGCTTGTATTCATCGCATCTGGAGATCGCCATGGTCAACTGTTTGCTGACCGCATAGAGCTTCTCCGGATGTGATCGACAGACGTGCTGAAGGTCGTTCAGGTCGATCCTCAGATCGGCTTCCATCTCGTCAATAGTGGGCAATTTTGTAGACATCAGCGGCTACCCTCCTAATCCTAATATATCACCCTTGGTTCGCATCGAAGACGCAGCGTCCTATTGACCTCAGTAGCTGTGCTTTTCCATCATTGCTGCCGTATGGATCAGAGAATGCCTCCATGAGGGTCAAGAAGAAGCAGGCTTCACGTTCATTCTTGGCCTTCTGAGCCGCCGCCGCGAAGTAGTTGAGCGCCTGAATCCTCACCCCCTCTGGTGATATGCCATTGAGTTTTTCCACGTGACTCATAGCATCGCGCCACTTGATACCCCCTCGCGCCAAGTCGCGCATCAGAGCAACAGCCGGGTCGCTGTCTATATGATGCTGCAATATCTCGGCGGCTTCATTACGATCACGTACGTCGCAGCACAGACTCAGATTGACCAGTGCTTGACGAGGTGACCCTTCGGCCTTGGCTACGACGATCTGCTGAATCTGCGGCGATAGGTCAATTTCCTCTTCTTTGGCTATTGCCTCGACCAATTCCTCAATCTCGACTTTACTCAGCGGCTTCAGTACGATGTGCGCACACCGAGTCAGTATTGTGGTTGGTATTTTATGCACGGCTGTAGTACAGAAGAACCAGTAGACGTTCGCAGGCGGCTCCTCGATTGCCTTCAATAAGCTATCCCATGCCTGACGGCTTAGGCCATGCGACTCGTCTATGATGGTTGCTTGTGCTCCGCCGGCAAGGGAATGAAAATTGGTGGATCGATGGACCTCGCGCATCTGCTCTGCGCCTGAATTAGTAGCGGCGTCATACTCGGTGATATTAGCAGCGGTGCAACCCAGTTTGGTGGCAGCGATACGAGCGAGTGTTGTCTTGCCGCAACCTGATGGTCCAGAAAAGGCGTAGGCTTGTGCGCCACTGGCGATTGCGTTCCGCAACGCCTTGACCGCGGACTTATGACCGAAGACCTCTTCGAATGCCTGTGGACGATACTTTGTTATCAACGGCAAATTAGACATTGTTTTCCACTCCAGTATCAAGTAGACTGATCCATTTATCGAACTCCTCCCCCCAATCACACACGCTACAATCCCAAGGTCCATATTGCACGCCGACGCGGCGGTGATAATCTACACGCTCACAATCCGCCCCGCAGATTGGGCATTTTTTCCAATCAATCGTTTCGTACGTTGAATCAAGCACTACAATGCCTTTTCCCTCACAATGACAACAATGCTCTCGGCGCGGCGCGTCATCTGGGAACCTCTCGCTGACAGTGAAGACATGACCTTTCCCATCACAGCATGGGCAGTTGGTCGTTTTCATTGCGTAGTATCCGACGTGTGATGGATGGGTTCTTTGATTTTATTTATGAAGTCAATCCACCCCTTATCTTCAGAGAAGAACGTGACACCTGCGTCAAAAAACTCACGTGCTAGCTTCCTATGCTCCACGTTATCGGTTGTGGTTATCAGGCTGATGGCCGTCGACAAGGCTAGTACATACAGCACGATATTCGCCGGTTGACCCACCAGAACAGAGTTAATCGAATCTGCTAGCTTGATTATAATACGCTGTTCGTTTTTTGGAAGTGGGTTGGTCATAGGCTTCCTCTCCATCTATCTGACTCAAATATATGAGCATGCTCGCGTGGCTTCGTGGTTGCCCAAGTCTTGCCGATCGACATTTCCACGGTAATTGGTACGACATGGGTCCATGTGAGCGGGCAATTCAGCAGGATACTGATCACCTGCTCGGCGTTACGGTCAACGTCTTTAGTCTCCCATAGGAAAGTCAGGTCATCATGGACCATCATCATTGGGATGAAGCCCGCCTTTGCTACGCGGATCATGGCATCACAAACGATGATTGCTTCATTAGATTGAATCGGCGTGTTGATTACTTCAGTATGCGCAATAGGTGCGCGTCGTCGATAGCCTGATAATCCGCTGACATAACCCTTGCGTGCATAGAGATCGTGTAGACCTTTCTGCCAGTTATGCACGCCAGGAAAAGCATCGTTGAACTCTTCGACAAACTGATAGCCAATATGTTCTGGTACTAGTAGATGCGTTGCTAACTTGCGACCACCAGCACCAAATAATCGACCCAGCACCGCTCCTTTGGTTTTCTGACGGAATACCTTCATCACATTCTTATCATCTCTATCCTTGCGACTAATCCACTCTGGATACCAATCCAGTATATGGTCGCGCCATTCATTGTAAATATCGTATCGATCCCAGAAAGACTTGACTAGAGCCTTATCATGACTTTCCATTGCAACACAGCGGACCTGAATTTGCCCGTAATCAAAAGATACAATCGAATAACCCGGAGGTGCGCTGATCATATTACGAACCTCGACGCCATCGCCGTGCTTAGGAAAATTTTGAATATTCACCGATTCTGAGCTTGTGCGCCATGTCCTGGTTTTGATCAGCGATAGCAAAGGATGCAGCCTGCCGTCAGCAAACAACTCAGAGGTTTCACCCTCTGATTTGCATGGAATTACATAGGTGCTTAGTACTTTGGCGATATGTTTCCATTTTAGATGCAGCTTGGCTAGCGGATGATCAATGCGTTCGATTTCGCTTTGCTGTGCGCTACTGACATGCTCACCGATGCTGGTGAATATCTCCTTCACGTCCTTAACTGCGGTTGGTCTATAGGGGTGATGATGTTTTTTAGTGAACGCCTTCGCTACTGGAAGCTTAGCGATCTCCGCTTCGATTTCGGTGAGGGCTGTTTGGTATTTGGTTTCGTAGCTACGCACGACTTCTTGATTGACTGGTATCCCATGTAGCTGGATCAAGGTAGCTGCCTTAGCACGGTCTATATGATGCCGGTAGACCTCCCACAGCTTGTTGGCCTTGATCAACGGAGTCTGAACTTCGTATAGATGCCGATGGTACTTGGCGTCCATTCCGTTGTACCGAAGCACCTCACCAAGAGGTGTCTGTTTCAGCTTAGTGACATCGGTGTTGCTGATGGCTTTTAATTCCAAACCAAAATGTTGAATACAAAGATTATTGAGACTGAAGGCGCCAAGACGCTCATCGAGGATGTAGGCTTGCGCTTGCGCATCGTCCCATTTGCAGGAAAAGATAAGATCAGGCTCTAGCCAACCTAACCACTCCAACTCGAATGGTGTAAACACAACTTTGCGTCCAGGCGAGTTGAGCAGGAAGTCAAATAGCATTTGACTGATCTTGTCTAGCTCTTCCTCTGTCCAAATAGTCTCTGGGTGCAAAAGGCCAAATGAATAGGTCGCGCTTTGGCCGGAAAGTGCGATCGACAATATTTGAGCATCGTTATTGTACGGCCTGATCTTGGTTGTCTCCAGATCGATGCCGATCACTGGGTCACCCCATAGCTGCTCCAGCGCATTGGTAATGCCTCTCATGGAGTAGACACATTCAATATCCTCAAGCGCCTGTGCTGGAGTATGAATTTTTGGCTCTGGTAGTTGATCTAATAACTCGAATGCATTACGCAGATGCAGTCGAAACAGGAAGTCCATACTCTCATATTGCTGACGTGTGGAATCGTGATCCAGATGCAGGATATAGGACGGATGATAGAATGGAAAATACCAACAAACATGATTGCCAATCTTTACCGGCAGATGCCTGCCGGTCCATAGCGAGACGCCGCTCAGGTTGGTTGCCCACTTCAGCGGTAGCGCCCCGAAACCGAAGATGGCGCGCGGCTTGGTTTTTTCTACGTCCTCCAAAATTGAGGGTCGGCAACATTCGATCGCAACCTGATCAGGGGTTTCGTTATTTTCCGGCCGAGTCCTGACAACATTAGACCAGCGCAATCTAGACCTTATATCACGTGGAATCATGTTGCGGAGATAGAATCCACCACGACCAACAAAGGGCTCGTTATGTTTATCGTCGGCTGCGTTTGGAGCATCGCCTAGCATATAGACCAAAGGATGCTCGCTGCCGGTAGGTTTCATATCCGGTGACTTAGGGACGAACTTGCCTTGGCTCTTAAGTGGACAGGCGGCGCACCCACAACGGTGCAAGGTTTCAAATTGAATCCCTCGTATTGAATTTTTTGCGATATTGTCTCTGCTGTAGTACAAGCTCATTCGTGTTAATCTCCAAACCCTGGAGGGGTTACGCTGCTATAGCTCGGATCACTCTCATATAGTGGCTCGCTAAGTCTCACCGGATCTTTTCCGCTTTTCGACACACTTGCTCGTTCAGGGTCTATTCTATCTATCCGGCATTTATTCGTTATAAGTAGCAACAAGGTAGGTACTTGATCGATCCTCCCGTGACATAACCACGCATTGGTTTGTAATCAGTAGCTCATCATATTTATCCCACGCATCCTGCAATAGACTGACTCGCGCTGTGCATTTAACGTCAGGGTGCTTTATGGGAATCTCGTTAGTAGCCTCACCGCGTTGTGAGACTGACGATAAGATGGCGATATTATCAGCAATCGTAATCCTGGTGCGTTGCTCATTGCCTCTGATCTCACAACACAGCGAGGCCCACTTTAGGGCCATTTTCATATGATCACGCTCTCGCGCTTCAAGCTTGATAAGCTTCTGTTTGCTATCAACACGATTCTTGATCACTGACTCGAAGTCCAGCGGATTGTCGTCCTGTTTTATCAACCGGCTGAATAGAACATTATTATCGGCAACGAATATAACATCATTGTCACGAATGATGAAGGATGTTTTCTTGGCTCCTTCTTTCATACTAAGCATTTGTTGGCAAAATTCGGCCGGTATATTACTGCGTTTGCTCAACTTAGCGCTCTTATCCAACTTAATCGAGGCAAAGGTCATCGATGTTTTATTGGTTGAGTAGAGCTTAGCTTCATCCCCGTGACCTGGAATCAAGGTGATGCCTAATTCGTCTGGCTTATTCGCATGCTCGTTAATCGATTGCAGACAGCTAGATATAGCCTTGAAGAACTCTGCACCAACCGGCGCTGCATCGCGTGGTTTCTTCGGCATGTCAAAAGTGCTGACGTACCGCGCAACCTCCATGCTGTCCAGAGTCGCAGTCTGTCCTTTGCCGGCGGAATAACGCAGCCGACCATCAACCAACTTGAGATTCACCTTATTGACTTCAGTCCATGTACCATCAAGTAGTGCAGCCAACATCTTGCCTGGAGCGGTCCCGACAAAGTCAGTCTGTAGTGGCGCGCTTATTCCTATGCGGGCGTTGTAGGCTATTACGTTTGTTCCGGTGAATAGGTAGTGCTGCCAAATCGGGACTAGAGTGTCCTTGCTCAGCGCGGGCTCGGCTAACTTTAATTGCTCTTGCAGCAACTTTTTTTCGATTGCCATTGTCAGCATCCTCTCTGGTGAAATAAACCTAGGTCTTGATCTTTGATTTGTCGCCGTGTAGTTTTTCTGATTGCATAAATAGAAAAAATGGGGAGCTTTTTGGGCTCCCCAAGTACCCCGTAGCTGTTTAGACCGAAAGACCTGTAAGATTGCCCGCGGCTTGCAGCATGCGCAAGACGCTGATGGTCCCGGAACGAATAGATGATACCGTGGTTATCGACACTTTGCGTTTCTTGCTCTTGAGCAGAGCTATTAGCTCCGCCGTCGTGATCTCAGGGTTACGACAGACTGCTTTACGAATTAGGATCGGCACCCCCTCATTAGCCCCTAAACGCAACGCCTTGGCTTCGGGATGACGGTGACCATTAATCTCAGTAGGCCGCGCAGCCTTCTCGGTAGATCGGGCAACCTTCTCTTTCTGTTTGCCTTTCGTATTATGCGGCGCGTCATCCTCTTGTTTACGACTCTTCGTACTCTGCGGTGCTTCCGTCTCCGGCTCCGACTCCTCGACTTCCACCACTTGAACTGAGGTGGATGGGTTGGCTAGAGTCTGATCTGATTTTTTCCAAATGGGACGACGCTTAGGCGCATCCGAAGTCTCCATTGGGAAATCGGCAATGTCAGTCTCATCGCGTCCAGCATCCGCGGCTTTGTTAAACCACGCCTGTGCTTCCCCACTCAGTCCGCGCCAGTCATCATCGTCTAACTCATTGACCTTCTCGACTAAGGTCTGAAGCTGATCTTGGCGAGTTCCTTTTGGCAGCCTTTTTAGTCCTACTGCCGCCAATAGCTCTTTTTCCAACTCGGTGATTTCCATCGGTAGTTCTCCGTTGTTTGGTATTGTCGAATAGACCTAGTCTGGTACTCACTCCCTGCTCGAATAGACCTTCCTCACTATATTTAAGCGCCCCGTTTGTTCTCGCAATAAATTTAAATGGCAACCATGTTGCTGAGGGATGCTCACATACGTGTGTGAGACCTTTACGAGCACGACACCATACTGCTAATGCTTCGTAATCAATCTCATTGAATGTATACATGCAACCGGCAGTTCGACCAACAGCACCTAGATAAGGTGGGTCAATATGCCAATGTGCAACCACATCAGGAGCTTCTGTGTAATCACCTTCGATTATACGCCAATTTCTGATGTTCTGGACCTGCTGTGCAACGCGTTTGCGAGTATGATCACTCCATAAATTACTGCCGTAGATGCGAGCCGCTTGTGCCCATGGAGTGCGATGTTTGGCAGGTCTTACCTGCCCTGCGGTGAATGCGAAGCCAATCAGCGTACGTGCCTCCGCGCAGACCCAATCCGGCAACTCGGCAATCACATCGATATCCGTTGGCAATGCTAGGATTTCCTCGGGGCTGACCTTGATGAGCCAACGCCATAACGCTGCCAGAAGGGGGTTGCGCTCGACTAGGATTGCCTCTTTCACGTCCCAATAGCAGGAATAGCAGGCGGAGCCCGCAAACGGCTCGATTACAAGCGGATAATGTGGAGCCTGTAGATATTTGGCCAGTTTCCACTTCGCGCCGTAATATGGAAAAAAAGGTCTCATATTGTGAATATATCAAGTCGTTTGCAGCAGATGACGAAGTTCACCGCCAAGGTCATGGGTCCCTGGGTTGATCCCAGCTAATCTGCATAAATATTCATTAGTCGTTTCACGATGCTTACCGTGCTTGATATGCGCCTGAGCCAGTAGCTCAGGCTTGTCCAGGATCGCGGTCAGACAATGGCGCAGCATAGGCGTGGCATTCTCCAATATGAACCTACGCAATTCGGCTTCTTGACACTCCTGATTACTGAGGGCCTCTGGATGGTCTACGGCCGTCTCCGCGACCATGATGCTCTTTTTGTTGGCTAATCGATGAATGTGATTTGTGAACGTGGTTCGAAACAACGAATCGCGATGCGGCTTGTTGGTCTTTGGGTACTTGCTCTCGACGATCTGCCAACACAGCATGCCGTCAGCAATCAATTCGTCTAGATCATACCAGTGACTCATACGCCATAGGTTCTTACGCGCTGTCTTGATCATCCATTTACGCGTTACTTGACCCATGTCGTTAGACATCGAAGGCTCCCTCCTGATGAGACTGATCTGTCGGTTCGATGAAGAACTTGGAATTTAGAACAGTGCCTCCAAACAGTCAAGATCATTTAGCTCGCCGGGGTCTTTTATTCCCTTGGGAAGGGTGGCGATCTCTATTCCCAGCCTTGGTAGGGAGGCACGAATCCTAACCGCATTAGCTAGTGTCCCCCTGTCCAAAAGCAGAACTTTACGTTCCCATCGCGGTAGCAGTTCCTGTAACAAATCACTCTGCGCACCGCTCGGGCCGGACGTAAAAAAACAAGTCGCAGGCTGACCGAGTAGTTGAAGTCGAAGAGCATCGAAAGGACCTTCGCATAACACGATACGATCGCCGCCCTTCATGAGTTGATCGAACCACAGCAAGTAGTGCTGCGGATGACCTTCGGCGAGATAGCGCGGTTGCCTCCACCTCACGATGGTCCTTCCTGTCCAAGCGGCCAATCGGCCTCTGAAATAGAGCAAGAAGACTATCCGGTATTGCTGCCGCCCCGACAACACCCACCGCACATTCAAACGATCAAGACTCTCCAATTGGGTTATGCCGCGCTCTTCGAGGTAGCGGACGAATGGCTGACGCAGCGGCGATGGGTCTATGAAGCAGCGGAATTCTTTCGGTATCGTCAGATCGGGAATCTGCTCCTCCGGCGGAAGAAGGGGCTGTAGCAACAACCTGCTCACCTGCTCAGCGAAGTTATTGGAATTGTCAAAAGATGGGCCACCCCATCCAGTTTGACGCCGTGCTTCTTCCAGTGAAATGCCGGCCAGTGCAGCAACCAAGCGAACCGGTGAATGACCACGATGATCAGTATTACGCCAGCAATGCCAGCCTGCCCCCTGCACATTGATGGCCAAGACCTTACCCTCGGTCAGGCACCACGGGCAACGGATGCGTAGCTCCCGTTGTCCTTCGCGCTTATATTCGATCCGTTGTTGGTCCAGGAAGGCAACCCAATCAAACGCCATTGTTCTAATCCACTCCTATTTTCGTGGACAGACGAAGTCATCGGGATAGCGTCGGCAGAACTCGATCCCTTGCGCGCGGATATGCTCGCGCCAAGCATTGCGGGATAGCGGATGCGAGACTCTGTGGGGTGGTGGCTCGCAGCTAGTTAATGACGGATGGGGTAGAGTAGCATGGGGTTGTTGCATGCTCATCATCATTGACATGAGCGCAGCAAAGAAGTCCTCGGGTCGCATTCTCTCAGTCCTCCACTTTCAGCCATCGCTTGCGCCAGTTGCTTGGCGCTGACGCTGCCGTGCAACGCAATGCCGTGCGGGGCGTCCATGTTTTCGGCCAGATAGCCGGTGATTTCGAGCTTCATTTGGGTTCCTCCACCATCGTCAAGTACTCATTGGTCACAAACCGCTCGGCCTTCGAGGTGTCCCAGCGGACAAGGGAGACTTCGGAACCAAGTCGGAGGAGCACTCCGACTTGGCCCGTCGTCCGCTCTCGAACGCGCGACTTTTCGACGAGAGCTTTAGTCATCGAAGCCAACTCTGAAGGAAGGCTCCTCCGCGTTATCGACCGACTCTCCCGTATCCGCATTGATGCGCGGCTCAGGAAGGTTAAGCTTCTCGATGGTGGCGGCATAGGTGCCGCGTACCAAGAGACCTCGCCCGGTATGCAAGCGAACAACAGTGACGGGCGCGACAGCAGTAGAGCCAAGGGATTCGAACACGGCTGACACCGCCCTAGGATCGATTGAGATGTTGCCATAGACGGGCTGCTCGTCTTCATTATAGCGAACAGGAACGGGGCGTTGGAATTCAACAAGCATGTGGGTCCTCTCCTCTTTCTTTCTTGAAGATATCAACATCGGAATAGATGGAATGGCTTTCACATGGGTCCATGCTCTTTTCTCACATTGCTGATATGCAGATCGGTAGTCCATGGGTTGGTGATCCAACGTACACGAACCACGTGATTGAAAATCGCGACAATACGACCGACGTGGCGTGGGTCACATTGATCGTAAACGTAGTCGCCAGTCTTCAGATTAGTGATCATGGGTTAACTCCCTTCGCTTGGTCATACGGTGTAGGGGTACTGGATGGCACCCACGGGCACAACCCGCGCTTGATGCACGCACGCGAAAACGCCTCAAGATCATTCCAGCTATTGAAGCAGGCACCAGTTACCTCACCATCCGGTGCCACCCACAGTAATTGCCACGGCGTTCTAGTGGTGGCAAACTTTGGAAGCTTGCGGCTCATATTGGCTGATCCCATTGCCGCCAGACCACGCAGCCATCGTCTCGCTCGATGCACTCGAACGGTTTCGAGATCTTGACCGGGCAGGCTTCTGAATCGAACCTGAAGCCAGCGCGACGCATGTCTTCTACAAAGGTGAACGGATTAAACGACGCCTGCTGCTCTCTGGTCATGACATATTCGACCAAACGGTTGCGGTTAGTCATGTGACTCGTCTCCTGTTCGATGGGATGACCCGTTCCGAAAAATCCTATAAAATCCGAGGATAGCATCTAAGCCGCCTCCGACGTGGATTTTTCTTCCTGCTTCGTCGAGGCACGTTTCACGCGGCTCTTGCGAACCGCGCCAGAGCGCGTTTCTCCACAGGCTGTCACCGCAGAACTTGCGGCCAGTCGAGCGAGGTTCAGCGCAGCGTTCACGTCGCGCCGTGCCTCGAAATCACAGTCGTCACAGGCGAACGCCCTCTGCGACAAGGCCAGCGTCTCCTTGATGACGCCGCAGCAAGAACAGGTCTTGCTCGAAGGATACCAGCGATCGGCAACCACGATCCGCGAACCATAGAGCCGCGCCTTGTAGTCAAGTTGCCGGCGGAACTCGTGAAAGCCGCCGTCCATGATCGATCGCGCCAAGCAGCGATTTGCCGCCATGCCGCACACGTTCAGGTCTTCGATGCCGATCGTGCGATAGGTCTTGGTCAACCTCGTTGTCAGTTTATGGGTAGCATCGCGACGAACGTTGGCGATGCGCGCGTGCAGCTTAGCGAGCCGCGCCTTGGCCTTGCGGAAGTTAGCCGAGCCGCGACGCTTGCGGGCGAGTGCCTTGTTTCGTTGCCGCAATCGTTTGAGTGCTGCCGTGTGCGACTTTGGGCCGACGATGACCTCACCGGTGGACAGCGTCGCGAGCGCCGAAACGCCGAGATCGACGCCGACGACGGCCTCGGGTTGCGCGACCGGCTGAATGTCGTTCGTCTCGATCATCAGGCTGACAAACCAGCGGCCACCCTCGAATGAAACCGTCGCGCGCTTCAATGGTCCGGAGAACCGCACGGACTCGCGCATCCGTACCCAACCGATAACCGGAAGCTTGATGCGTTCGCCGTCAGCGCGGAACGTTCCGACCTCGTTGGCTGCGCAAAAAGAGGCCCGGCCATCCTTGCGCTTGAACCGCGGATAGCGGCCGCGCTTCTCAAAGAACGCTCGGAATGCCGCGCCGAGGTCGATGATTGCTTCCTGCACGACGCATTTTGATACATCGTACATCCAAGGGAATTGTGCCCGTTTCATCGCGTTAAGTTGACGGCGCAACAATACATCACCGGGCTTCTCACCGGCCTTATATTGTCGCTTCCATTCGGCGAGTGCCCAGTTGTAGGCAAACCGTGCGGTGCCAGCCGCGCGCGCGAAGTAGAGGCGCTGCGCCATGTTGGGATCGAGAGCGATCTTATGAGCGAGCAGCATCGCACTTCTCTCGTAATGCGCGGCGGCGTGCCGCCATCTCGCGAATGTCTAGAGAAGCCAAGACGTGTCGGCTGGACCCTGGAACCCTTGCCGCTCTCGGACGATCCCTTCTATCGCGGGGACACTATGAAGATAGGACGCGGAGCTTTTTTTGCAAGGGGGGAAATCAAATTTCTTATAAGTCATTGATCCATAAAGCGAATTTTTTCTACAAAAATCTCTTGAATCCTCGCAAGTAGCCCCTATATCTTTGTGAAGCCAGCCGATACAAGGGAATAGCTCTTATGAGTCTCTCTCGGACCTATGGAATAGAGATAGAGTGTTACGTCCCTGGCTTAATGCACTCTGAGCTAGCAGCCGCGATTTCAGCGGCAGGCATCCCATGTGATGCAGTGCCGCTAAGCCACGCGCCGCATCCACGCTGGAAAGTGACCCACGATGGGTCAATCCAGCACGCCTTTCAGGCGGAAATTGTTTCTCCGTCACGGCCTCCGTTGTCCGGCCCCGAGGGCTTGGACCAGATTCGCAAAATTTGCGAGGTACTGCGTCTCAAAGGCGCGCAGATAAACCTTAACTGCGGCTTGCACGTACATATAGGTGTACGTGACGGCGCAGCATCCCTCGACGTGAGCGCGTTGAAGCGATTGGCTGTGCTCTACTGTACTCATGAAGCGGCGATTATAGACAACGTTCAGCCTCCTTCTCGACGAGGTAACGCCAACTGGCTGCTGCGCTCGATTGCACAGCATTCGCCTGCCATGATCAACCAATGTCGGGATGTTGGCGAGCTTGCGACGCTATTACGCCACGGCCAATTATCGAGGCCAAGGCGTCGTCGGCGATTCTTCGGCGGTGCCAATCGCGATGAGCGGCGCTACGTGAAGCTCAATTTCCTATCGTTCCTGACTCAGGGGACGGTGGAATTCCGTCAACACTCCGGCACGATTGATGCGAACAAGATCTGCCAATGGGTGCGATTCTGCCAGCGAATGGTGGATTTTGCAGCTAAATCATCGAATGATACAGTTGAGCAGATTGTAGCACGCGCTATCGCTACTGTGCGTAGTGGTACGAAAAACGCGATAGTCTGTGACATGCTCTTGCGGCATGAGGGTTGTACTAAGCGCGAGGCGCTCGCTGCCACAGGTTGGAATAATATCTCCGTCGCAGGCATCGCACACACCTACGGCATGGTATTGCGAAAAGCACGGCAGCGGGACGTGGTAAGCGGTCGTCGCGAACTGCGGTATTGGGGCTCCAATCCGGGTTCGACCGCAACACTTACTCGTCACACTGGTGGTGTGGTTGCATCTGCTGTACAGGTGCAAGTCGCATCCAACCTTGATGGCTTCTTGACCATGCTTGGTTTCGAAGCAGACGAGATCGCATTTTGGAAAATGCGTGCCGAAACATTAGGCACGGGGCAAACCGAGCAAGTCGCCGCGGTCCACGCTGCGCAGAGCGAGGTCAACGCCGTCAGGATCATGACCGTAGACCAGTGGGTGGCTTCTTGACCATGACCGTAGACTAGTGACGGCTTAAAAAAGAAGGAGTAGGTTAGATGTTGTACTTGACTGAAGACGGCCGAAAGTTTTTCGCTGCAAACGCGAATGACTTTGTGGCAAAGCTGCGCAAAGGCGATTGGGGCACATCCGAGAACGATGCTGCTTTCATGGTGGAAATAGCCGAGCGCGCTCGAATGATCGATCGCACGATTGAGATCGCAACCGACACCTCGGAGAACTTTCTGCGGTCGCTGATCGAGGTCGGACTTATCACAACGAAAGAAAGTAGATAAACACTCGAAGAAACGAGGAGGACAATCGATGGGCAAGATGACCAGACAGGGTTGGAAAGATCTAGAGGCGGCGAAGGCTCGCGCCAAGGGTAAGGGCGCCAAGGGCTACAAGAAGCCACGCACGATCACGTCCGCACCCAAGTCAGCGCTCTCGGCGCCAATTGTCCTGCCTGACTTATCGAAAAAGAGCTTGTATCTGGCCTATGGCTCGAATCTGCATATAAAGGCGATGACGCGTCGCTGTCCAGATGCCAAGCCTTGTGGCAAGTACCTGCTTGAGAATGCACGCTTGGTCTTCCGTGGTGTGGCTGATATCGACTATGCCAAGAATCATCTTGCACCGGTCGGTGTGTGGCGTATCTCGGAAGCGGATGAGCATTCGCTTGATCGCTACGAAGGCGTAGCTCACGGCCTCTACCATAAGTTCTGGCTGGAAACCGAGTTTGGCCCTGCGCTGCTTTATCTGATGAATGATCGTCATGGCATTCATCCGCCATCGGCATGGTACGCGGCGACTATCCGCGACGGCTATCGCAATTTTGGCTTGGAGGAAGCTTTCCTGGACGAAGCAATCAAGCATTCCTACGTCAATGTGCAGGTATCCGAGCAGGTCGAATCACGGCGTCGTAGACAGATCCAGAAAGGCGAGAACTCTCTGGTGAAGATGCCCGAGGTCTTGAGAGCCAAGAACTTCAAATTTATGGGAGCATGAACATGAGCAGCCAAAAAGCGCTAATCCCTACCGCAGATCATCGACTCCCGGTTAGACTGAAACACAACCTCAGTCCAATCATGCTCTGCTACTTTTGCGGCGAGGATAAAGGCGCCGCACTTGGTCTAAAGGACGATGCTGAGGTTCCGCACCGTGCGGTTTGGGACTACGAACCGTGTGACGAGTGTGCCAAGCTTATGAAAGCCGGCATCATGCTGATATCAGTCCGTGATGGCGAGACGGATGGAATCAACCCTCATCGCACCGGCAAAGTTTGCGTGCTGCGGGAAGAGACTATCCGCTTCATGGTGCAAGAACCATTGTTGACGGAGGTGTTAAGACGCCGTTGCGCTTTTGTCCCGGATGCAGAGTGGGCTGCGCTGGGTCTCTCGAACGGGGAGGTCAATGTCTAATATGATTGACCACTACACTGTAACGGCGATCTATCTGAAGGGGCATGCCTTGACTGAGTATTTCACCAGCCGCTCAGAGGCCGCTAGAGTGGCGTGGTCGACCTACATGCGCAGCTACGATCACCTCAACGCGGTGATCCTGGAAGATAGCGCCGGCAAAGTCATTGTAAAATACTGCAAGGCTAGCTACGACAAACCAAGGAAGGGAAAGTGACATGACCAGGAAAGATCTCAAGTTGATCGCCAATGTTGTGCACAAATTCGTGTCCGACGAGTTTCGGGGAAGGAGAAGTGACATGAAACGCTTGCTTACTGCTCTAGCTGTTGCTCTGATGACAGGTACTGCCATCGCTGCTCAACCAGCAAAGATGGCCTGCAAGGACGGTTGGGAATACGTACTGAAGACCATCCCAGATGACGCAGAGCCTTACAAGTACTGCGAACCAGAAGCGGAAGGAGGATACTGCTACTTTGGCTTCAAAATTAACGAGTTGGCTCGCATCTACACCCGCACCACCAAAGATCAGACTGTGGTGGGTCACTGGATTTGCGAAACCATCCACGCCGGGACATTCTGCCAAGGGTTCGATCACAATGTTCTGGTGGTAGTCGAGAAGGGAAAAGACCGCATCATCGGTGTGAACCCACACTGCCATGCGCCATCGGAAGAGCCGACGAAGAAGATCAGAGACAATTTTAAATAGGAGGACGCACAATGAAAGCCTGCATAGACTTCACAGACGGACGATTCACTCTGGAGTCGTACTCTGCTCAGCATGCTCGTAAAAAGCGAGCTACATTAGAGGTTAATTTCCACCTGTGGCAACTCTACCAAAAGCACCTGGAAACCGATCGTCATTGGCAACAGTTTATCGCCCAGCTCGACAATGATGCGATTGAGGCTTATGAAAAAGAAGACGCAATCACGGGTTCGTGATTACGGTTCCCGATTTGTTCCAAAAGCCAATAGGAAGGCCGCTGATGCGATTTCTCTGGACCCCCTGTACCCGGGCCCCTGACAGGGCTGGAAACCGCATCAGCGGCCAGGACTGAGCCCCCAATGCGCTATCGTTCCCCTCAAATGTCCAGCCTAAGTAGCGATACCGGCCGGGTACGGACCATCCATGATGCGGCCAGGATCTTTGCCCATCGCCTTGGGGCGAAGGTTTTTGGCCGTAACGGCCGCTGCCTGGAACTCAAGCGATTGAGATCTGTCCCGGGCGAGGCAGTCTACCTCGCCCTGATCGGCACTAAGACCGGGCCGCGTCAGAAAGTAGTTCTCTCGGTGTATGCTTCCCCTTCCCCTCGATAATCCGGTCAAAAAGATCGAACCCATGCTCGAGCGCGTCCAAAATCCTTTCGTCAACAGTACCCTTGCATATCAAGTCGTACGTGAAGACCGTTTCGTGGGATGAGCCTTGCCGTTCCACTCGTCGCGTGCATTGCTTCCTAGTGATCGGACTGATTGGGGACTCATAGTAGAGGACGTAACGAGCGAGTTGAAGGTTAAGGCCTTCGCCGAATTGATTCTGCATCACAAGAACTTTGCAGCCTGGACTACGGAATTTCAGTAGCTCCTCATGTTGATTTGGACTACCGCCGTGTAGGTGGGCATGCTTGATGCCGAGTCGCCTCAACTCAGCAGCAATCCGCAACCCGGACCAAGTGTACTCGTGAAAGACGATAGCCTTGTCGGTCAACCCTTCAAGGATCGATAAGAGCAGATCAAGCTTGGGATTTTCCGGGAACTCGAATTCAGCGGTCGTGCCTGTATCGTCATCATGATAGCCGACAAAACCGCTGCTGATTTGCCGCATGCGTAGCCAAGCATTTTTCATCTCACGGCGATTCTGACCGGCTAGAATGATATTGAGCGCACTCCGGTAGTAGCTCATAGCGTCGTCAGGCAATATCACGTACTTTTTAATCGGCACCAACTTGGGCAGATCGGCCTCATCAGCACGAAAGCGGATCGAACGATTGTTCAGGATTGTATTGAGGATGCCGCTCTTATGTTTATGGAAGACATATTTTTTGCCTGCCCAAAAATCTCGCTGCTCGCTGAAAAACACCGAGCGGAACAAGGTCAGTGTCTCGCCCAAGGTCTTGCCGCCGTCGACTATCATCATCTGTGCCCATAGGTCTACTGGGTCCCGGCCATGCGGAGTCCCTGTCAGAATGAAAACCATCCACGCTTTTTTGGCGAGCGCGCGGCACAATCGATACGGTAATTTTCCCACCCCCTTGGCTTGATGCGACTCATCGCAGATCAGACCGTCGAAATGCTTCTGCAACGCTTTGACTTTGGCAGGGCTGGGCTTCATCCTGTTGCTCTTGCCATTTTTATGCGGCACCTTATCGCAGGCAAGATAGTAAAGACCTGCATAGGTCTCGATCACAACAGTTGCGTCGCTATTTTCCAAGAGCCTCCACTTCTCCTCAGTCTCGGATGGTAGAATCAAATATTTAAGGCCAGGGACGTGTTTTTGTATCTCGAATTCCCACTCGGTCTTGTTAGCCTTGCGCGGCACCAAGACTAATACATGTTTGAGCTTGTTTTGTGTAGCGTAGTGCTGCGCTAAGGCCAGAATAGTTATTGTTTTGCCGATGCCTGTATCGGCGAACAGCGCCATGCGCGGTTGCCGAAGACCTATCAACATCATGATCTTTTGCGGCCGGCGCAGCTTATTCCATAATTTGGGATCGATCTGGTTACGAGCCGCAATTGCTTCCAATCGCTTTTCGGACAACTGCTTGTAGACCGAAAAGTCAGCGCGAGGGCGCAACAGGAATTCTTTGATTGCGATTTCGCTTAACATTACTCACTCATTGCGACTACGCGAATGAAGCTTGGGTAATTGTTTTTTAGGCTTGGGTTGCTTAGGCTGCTGCGTCAACATCAACCCTTCGTCTGTCCGCTCCTGACGCTCATTGTCCTCGCCTGTCCGCTCCTGACGCTCATTGTCCTCATCTTGAGGATCATGCTTGAGCATTTCATCGTAATAATTTTCCGGCATCCTGCAAGAGTCTATGCAAAATTGTCCAGTCTTCAAGTTCTGGGTCAACAGAATCTCAATCTTGTCTTCTTCAGTGCGCGCATGGTCTACGAATATACGGCACAAACCGTGCGCTTGCTCATAGTCGGTGCTGGAATGAGTAATCGTAACATCAGCGGTATGCACTTGCGACCACGCTTCACCCACTTGAGTAGAGCGAGACTTGCGAGCATTGTGACCTTCTCGGGTCAACTGATCCGCGGTAATGACTGCCATCTTTCGCTCGATACCGATGCGGCGCACTTCCTCAAGATTCTCGCCGATTGAAATGTCACGCCTATCAGCCTTCGGCATCTTCATCAGGCGCGCATAATCGATCACCAGCAGATCAGGAACGAAGTTCTCAACCTGCTCAAGCGAGTCCAGGTAAGATTCCAGCATGCCGATGGTTAATGTACGATTAGGAAAGCGTTGGATGATCAATCCTTCGCAGGCACGTATCTTGGTCGGAATATGACTTTCCAACTCGGCACGTAGCTCTTCCGAAGCCAAGCTCCAGGAAGCCCGCAACACTTGATCAAACTTCAAGTCAACCACGACTTCATCTGCGTTACGCTGTAGCTCAGTAACCCTCATATCGTCATCGCGCTTTGGAACTGCAAATAAACACTGGTAGTACCTCATGCGTGTCTCCATCGCGGAGTTCTCTAACGAGATGTGCAACACACGCTTTCCACGCAGCAAAGCTTCTCTGGCTACATTGATCAGCCACCAACTTTTTCCCTTTCCCTTACCTGCAATGAATAACATCAACTCTTGTCGAGCCGGCACGATATGATGAACATCAAGAACCGTGATGCCGGTTTTGAATTCAGAGTGTTGGGTGCTCATCCATTCGATGAATGAATCAAGATCATCATCAAGGCGCAGACCACGCTCGAACTCAAATTCGCGAGTCCGCAGAATGCCTGCCAGGATAGCTTCGACCTCGGCAAGGTTGTTGCCACCGCCACGCTCCAATTGTTCAGCCGCTTGTAGTATCGCTAATTTATATTTCTGGGTACGGGTAAATTTAGTCAGTTCCCCGAGAACGTACGCGGCATTAGTATGCTGACCCAGCATCGCGAGACCGCGAAGCAATCGATCGAAAGTCCTGCCTCGCTGATCGCCGGCCTCCATGATCTCGGCGAACTGGTCTTGCGTGTGGTGCTTAGGGGCTTCTTTATGCAGCTTCCACCAGCTAATCAGGCGAGTCGCGATCTCGCGATATTCGCCCTCGAATAAGTCGGCATCGGCCATATCGGCAACAAGCTTGCCGTTGACGTCATCCCACGCCATGATCGCGAGAAGATTCTCCATCTGCGCAATCGTTGGCCGTTCACGAATTGGCATTCATCAACTCCCTCCTACCCCTCTAAAATATCAAACGAGCTTACCATCACGGGTCACTTGGCTTGGCCGGCTCGCTCCTATGCCCTGGATCAATCAGTTCTCCCGGCTCGCTCCCATGCTCTGGATCAATCAGTTTTCGCGGCTCGCTATGGCCTTTTGGGTCACTATTGGTTCCCGACTCGCTCCGCAAACGCGGATCATTTGATGGGTGTGGCACGCTCCACAGCCGAGGGTCTCTATTCGGGGCGGCACGCTTGGCCCAACCAATATCAAGTTATTTTCGCAGGCACGCTAGCTGTTCTTATCTCGATTCTATGCTTGCAATCGGCTCGCTGGTGGTCTCCATGTCGTTTACCGCTCTTAGGCACGCTCAGTCCACCCGGTTCTCTTGTCTGCAGCGACACGCTAGCTTTACTAGGTTCTCTGTCTAGCATCGACACGCTACGCTTATTAGGTTCTCTTGAAGGCTACGACACGCTACGCTTATTAGGTTCTCTGTCTAACATCGACACGCTAAGCCTACCAGGTTCTCTAAGGTGTGACGGCACGCTAAGCCGACCAGGTTCTCTTAGGGTGACGGCACGCTTTCGGTTAACGAGTCCTTTTCATGATGCTGGCACACTTGATCGCGGACGGTTCTCTGTTATCAATCGGCGCGCTACCTTCCCTCAGGTCCTTTTCATAAACACGGCGCGCTACCTTCCATCAGGTCCTTTTTAAGGAGTTTCGGCGCGCTGGCTTCCTTTATGTCTGGTGGTTGTATTAGTGGGATCGGCACGCTCCCGCCTCCCGGGTCTGGTTGTGTCAGGGTGATGCGGCACGCTTTGGTTCTTCAAACTTCATGGCAGTCATCGGCACGCTTTGATCGTGGAGTGTCTTTATACCTCGCTTCGGCACGCTTGGGCACTGCGTATCCATTCATCGGCACGCTTTGATCGTGAGTGTACTGGCCCTTAACATTAAAAAAGGGCACAAAGCAGATTTTGACGGTGTAGTGCTGCTCATCATCCCATTCTGTGACTTTATAGAGCCAACCTCCGGGTACTACTAATCGCCAAGTCGAGACGTAGACGCCGCCGAAGTTGCTGACATCGACGTGCTCCCATTGGTGGAGTCTGTGTTTTGACATCCTCTTCACCTGTCGCGATCTGGAAAGTCGCGACGCTCAGCAGCGCTACGATGGTGAGTATGACCCTGCACACCTTCGGCATAAGTTGGCACTACTGGCAGATTCTCGACCAAGCGGTACTGACGCCAAAAGTCCGCAATCAGTTGCTTGACCATGTAGCGCATGGACGCGCGATGAATGCGATTCTTGTGCCAGATTTTATCGGCCTCTTCCTCGCGACCTTCCTCACGCAAGCGCTTCTTGTCGTCCAAAGTACCAAGCACGCGGCTGGTGTCGGTACTGATGCGGTGCTTGTAATTGTCGTAGTAACGCCGGTACGGGCTACCAGTACGCAGCAATGACGCACCAAGGACACCAAGCATGCGCGATTGCAGCCATGGGTCGAAGGTGGTCGACTTCTTGGTCTTGATGGAGCCATCCTTGGCGCGATACTCACGATCGACCAAGTGCGCCGCTCGACGTGAGCGTGCGAAGCCATCCGGCCCAACATCAAGGCCGGCTACTGCCCAAAACTGCGATGGACGTTCAGCACGGTAGACGTCAAAATAGGACAACAGCACAGCCGCCATCGCCGGACCAATGCCGATCTGATTCTTCAGCCATTGGTTATAAATCGAAATTGGCGCGAGCGCTTCCTCAAGCATGCGAAAGTTGGCACGTTCCTGCTTTTCGAGTTGCTCATACTGGTGGACCAGGACCAACTCGGCCCAATCAGAGATGATCCCAGAACCAACAAACCCCTCGCGCTTCGGCAAGGTGCGGTTCTTAGCGACTCCAGTGGCGAGCAATCGGTACTCGGCCTTGAGTTGGTCGATGACCTTTTCGGCCTCCTCGCTCAACTCATCACGATCATCCTGTACCTTGTCGCCTGGACCTTGTAGCTTGGCTCGAAAGTTAGCGCACAGACGAAGTCCAGTCTGGACGCGTAACTTTTGCAGTGCGTACGTTCCCTTAGTCATCTGACGCAGGGCAGCAACTTGCGGGTTTCGCATTTCATCCTCCTGTTGAAAAGACGCTTGGGCGTGCGGGGTCGCTGGCTAGTCGATACGGCTTGAGGTGGGTTGTCGCTTACTGACAAGGAAGTCTATCAACTGATCGATATCCTCATTGTGCAGTACGATCTCAGTAGTCGATCCATAGTCCAGGCTACGTGGCGCGAAGATGTACCTGATGGCAGTGCGAAGACGCAGCCATAATCCATCGAAGTCCAGCATCACGCTAAGATACCAATCATCGCTCTGGCCTTTTAGATTGTTGCCACGTGAGTCAGCAGGCTCATAAATAAGACGCGCAAAGTGGCTCATCGAGTGACAAGCGCAGCGCAGCAGTATCGCATTGTCAGGCACATTAATCGGCATCTAATTCACCACTTATCGTGTTTGCTGCCACGCTCCCGATCACCCTCCAGCGTGTCGAAGACCTTGGACTTGAGCTTGACGTTCTCGCATTTCAACCAATACTCACGAAACACGTGCTTGGGGCAGTACTCGGCCTTGCCGGCATCGATCAAAGCGCGAGCATCCTCATTAGTCAAACGAAGCGGATAGTCGACGGTGCGCACGCATTTCATTGCGGCACCTCCCGCAAGATCGCCTCGATCTGATCGTATGACGGCTTTTCGCCACAGTACCAGAAAAGATCAGCACGAGCAGCCAGCAGCGTATCACGCAGCTTAGTGTTCTCTGTCCGCAGCTTGGTATTTTCTGCACACAGATCATCGATCTGGTCTGCCGCCGAGGTCAACAACTCCACCGTCTTGTACACAGTGGCCAACAATTCCACCGGCCTGCTCATTTCATCTCTCCCACCAAGGTGCCATCCGGCCGTCTCTTGTCCTTGCCGTGTATCGCGTGCAAGCGAACAAGCAGAGGGTCTTTGTGCAACAATGGCGGCTTCGGGATTTCACCGATATCATCAGTCAGCACTACGTTGCTGCGGCGCTTGTCTGGGATCAGCCCCTTATTCTTCAAATACCGCCAATAGGTGGTCAGCGTGCGGACTGATATGCCTAGCCTGATCGCGATCGCCTTGGCAGCGTCTGTGCTGTGATAGGCGGCAATTAATTCATCGTCCGTTTGCATTTGAGGCCCTCAACACGTATCCCAACAGTCCAGCGGCGGCGTACCCTGGAAATGCGTGGTCGAGCAGCGCTGGCAAGCGCTCCACCTCCGCGATAATCGTCCTTGCACTAGGAATATATCCAGGACGCCGACACTGCCGCTTGTATAACATGGAAAAAGCGAGTTCCATCAAGCATGCCTGCTCTGCGCGACCGTGGCAGGCGGTCTGGAAGAACTTCATGATTCCAGGGACCTTGTTCATGAATGGCTTATCAGGCAGTCTCTTGAGCGTGTAGTGCGAAGGTCTACCGACACCTACAGACTCCATCGCATTGGCTAGCCGGTTCAGGACGAAGAGTGCATCATCGCTACTGTCATCAACAGGGATAGACCCACCGTTGAATGACTGTAGAACTTTGATCCTACGACCTAGTTCATCAAGTTCCTTGGGTGTTAAGCCAGCTAAACCAGTTACATAATCCTTCATGGTCAGCATAGGTCTATCTCTATGGGTTCATTATCATGGGTCTACGCGGGTGCGAGCAGGCACACATCCACCTCCACCCCGTCTACCCCACCCCACCGTGATCCTGGAGATAAGATGATCACGATCGTCAAGTCAACGTAGCGTAACGTACAAGAACCTGTATCGATGGACCTACGACGTTTCAAGTCGTAAGATATAGATATATCAGGATAAGACGTTATGTTGACCCATGGTCAGGTAGACAGCCGATCTTCCACCATCCATTACCAAGCCGTCCTTTTGTCGGTGGACCAGTCCGCCACCCGCTTCAGCCTGAAGCTGGGGTTGCTCGACTTGCGAGGAGCAATGGGTATGCCTGAGTATAAAACTCAGGAGGCAAAGCTTCGAACGACCGGGATTAGCACACCGGCCTCGGGAAGCGATCCCAACCTTGATCTGATCATGAATCAGAACTGTCGAAAGCGATCGGATTAGTCTGGTGGTTGGGTTGTATATCCGCCTAGCTCGACATGGGCTTCGGCGTAGGGGCGGGGTCACCCCGGATGGTCGTATCCTGCCAGACACGGCTGGGCAGGCGCAGCCTTCGTCGAGAGCGACGACATCATGCTCAACGCTCGATAGAGCTTGGGGCTCTGGCACTGATCGCATGATATAGGGCTCCCCTCTCGGATCACTCCGAAAGTTGTGGATACCCTGAATATATCCAGCCTGATGCCTTGTCAAGCGGCAATCAGCCTGAAAATAAATGTCGGCACTTAGCCGGCTGCAAAGAGGGAGACAGGGGGGCATTTTGCAGCCTTTGGAGGATTTCGACGTGCCCCCTTCTCCCCTCGCAAAAGGGTTGACTTCAAATCCAGGGCAGCAATTTAGCTATCTCATTGTAAAATAACAATAATTTGGCTTACTTCCGCTCGGCCTGAACCGAAATTATTTTGCGCTGGGACCCGACAACAAATTGCGCTTCCCTGCTAAAATTATGTAGAATTATTTCTTAAATCCTTGACGCTTGGCAGGAAAGTTCAATATAAGCGCATTGCGATTCTGATTCGACTTCAGGGCGAGAGCTTGTGGGCGCGGAGTTTTTTAGGAATGAAGTGAGTCGCTGTGACAGAACCCTGGTCGATTGCCGTCACCCTGCCTGGACAAGAGCGCCACGTCTCGGAGTATTTCGAGCGTAATGGGTTCGCTTACCATTGGTTCCGCGAGCGTTTTCGTATCGTCCGCAAAGGACGGGTAGTCGAGTCGATCAGGCCGCTGTTCAGCCGCTACATCTTCGTCAGGGCTCAAGGCCGATTCGAGTTGCTGCGCGAACGTGCGCGCATCATCGGCTTCGTACAGTTTGGCCACAACCCGGTCGCCGAGGTTGCCGACAGGACCGTTGAGGAGATTCTGCTGGTCACCGGGCCGACGGGAATCGCTCCGGTCACCGAAGTGACCAAGGCAATCTTCAAGCGTGGACAATTGGTCAGCGTCGTGGGCGGGCCATTCCTTGGCTACCGCGGCGCGTTCCTACGTCAGATATCCGATGATCGGTCTGTGATATGGGTCGAGCTGTTCGGGAGATCGGTTCCGGTCTGTGTGCAGACCGGCAACCTGGTCGAATACGTTGCCACAACAAAAGGCAACGTACCTCAGAAGAAGTGGAAGCAGCGGCGCTGGAAGCAGCGCCGTAATCGCTTCTACGATGGCCGGCAGGAGCAGGTCGCCGCTGCCTGAGTGGTGCGGGACTGAAGCGTAGCCGGTCGGTGCCCTTCGGAAAGAATCCGAGTGCATCGATGTGCGGAAGCTTGGGGAAAATATGGCAAAAATCACAGAGCACGGCAAAAAAGACCTCAAGGAAGCGAAGCTTCGCCACACAGATGACGATCATGCCGAGTTGAATGCACGCGCTCAGGCGTTGGCCAAGAAGCAGGCCAAGCGTGCCAAAGACCTCGACGCCAGCGATTCCTGGAAGCCCAAGGGCAACCCCAACTTTGACGATATTCCAAAGGCCGCCAGCGAGGCCGATCGCAAAGGTGCGAAGAACCTGCGTGCTTACATCGGCGAGAAGATGGCGATGATGACCTTGGCCGCTGCCAGCCGATATGGCTACGACGGAACCGGTTGGGGTGGCGCGGAAGGTTATCTGACCATGATCGCGCAGCGTTTTCCAACCCTGTTCTGCACCGATTTTTTTGGTCAGTTGATGCCCAAGAACGTCACGATCGAGCAGACGATCACGCATGGTGGGCGCGATCCCGAAGCGGCGTATGAGACTTTGGAGGAGTTGCGCAGGGACCTGGCCGAAAAGAATATCCCGCTTGACGAGTTGTTTGCGACTGAGGACCCACCGTTGCTGCTGGAAGACCGTAGAATAGAAGACGACGAATAAGGGTGAGAGGGGAGATGGCAAGTATCATTCCTTTTCCAGTCCGGCCTGTGATCAGCCGGGTTGTGGAGGCAGCAAGAACCCCGGAAGGGGCTGCCCGCCTTCAGCGATATACTTTTGCACGTGGCCGCGAGAGTTATTGGACCTTTCGCAAGATACTGAACCCGCATATGATCAAATGCTGGTGGCAGCGTGACTTGGCCTATCATATCCAGAACTTCTTTACCGATCTGGTAGCAGGCAAACGACCTAAGCTGGTGATCCAAGCTTGTCCTCAACACGGGAAAAGCGAACAAATCAGGGATGCTATCTGTTGGTGCGCTGGTAAATATCCGCATCTGAAGACTATTTTTACGAGTTATAGCGACGAGCTTTGTACGACGACCAATCTCGCTGTGCAGCGCAAAATGTCCAGCCCGCAGTTTCGCTCGATCTTCTACAAGTTCAGATTACCCAACTGGGAGAAGGCCGACCTTGCCGATCGTTGGCGTCATACCACCAGCGTGATCGAGTTCCCCGGCAGCGGCGGTAGCTTCAGGACAACTACGGTCAAGGGGCAGATCAACGGCCAAGGTCTTGATCTCGGTATCATCGATGACCCTATCAAAGGCCGCAAGGAGGCGCTCAGCGAAGTCACCAGGAAAATGACCTGGGAATGGTTAGTAGATGACTTCTTCGCGCGTTTCTCAAAAGACGCCGGAATGATGATGATTAATACGAGGTGGCACGTAGACGATCCAGCCGGTCGTTTTCTGGAACGCTTCCCAGAGACGAAGGTATTGACCTATCAGGCCATAGCTACGGCGGATGATTGGTCGGTGGCTCGTGGATATCGCAAGGTTGGCGAAGCTTTGTTCGAGGAATTCAAACCTCTCGACTTTCTGCTCGAGCGCCGCAAGGCCATGAGCCAAGCGAGTTGGGAATCGGAATACCAGCAGAATCCGTTTGTTGTTGGTGGCGGCGTGATCCCTATCGATAAGATGCGGATTGTGCCGTTTATCGATAAAAAGAATATCATCCGCACGGTCCGCTATATAGACAAGGCCGGTACGCAAGATGGTGGCGCCTATACGGCGTGTGTGCTGATGCACACGATGCAGGACGGTACTTATCTGATAAGTCATATCGCCAGAGGTCAATGGGGCGCGCTGGAGCGCGAGAAGAAAATCAAGGCTTTGGCTGATGCTGATGCGAAGTTGTATTATAATTATGAGATCGGTATAGAACAGGAGCCAGGCAGTGGAGGAAAAGAATCGGCTGAGGCTACGGTCAGGATGTTGGCAGGGAAACGAGTATTCGCCGACAGGGTAAGCGGGAAGGGAAGCAAGGAGTTGCGCGCCGAGCCGTTTGTGGCACAATGTCAGAACGACAACGTGCGTATAGCAGCGGGTGATTGGGTGCGCCCCTTCCTCGACGAATGTCTTGACGCATCTACAAAGATTATTACAATTGATGGCGATAAATCCATCAAGGATGTGTTGGTTGGTGATTTAGTCATGACGCGCAGCGGTTGGCGGCGCGTGCTCAAATCAGGATGCACTGGAAGGAAGTCGTTGTGGGAAATTACCCTTTCAAGTGGGCAACCGCTAAGAATTACTTCCAATCATCCGATCTTAGTACTGGGCTGCGGTTTTTTGAGAGCCGAACACGTAATGGTAGGAGACTCGTTACTACAGTATACCGAGGAATCAAATTTAGCCTGTCAGAAGGGAAATACTATTTTCGCGGCTATGTGCCGCGCCCTCATAAACGTAAAGTGGCCTTGCATCAATATATTTGGGAATGCGAGGTTGGGCCTATCCCAGAAGGACATCATATCCATCACAAGGATGGTGACCGCTCACATAATGAACTCACCAATCTTGTCTGCTTGGAAGCCAGTCAACATTTGGCGCTGCCGCGCCGCCGCGAGTCTGCCATTTGTGAGGAATGCTTCGGCAGGTTTCAACGCGCTGTTGGCCAAAACGGTCGATTTTGCTCGCTCCGTTGTAGTAATGCCGCTTATGGCGACCGCAGCCGTAGCAGGAAGAAACGGCGACGCTGTAGATTTTGCCGCGACTGGTTCTATCCGCGATTTACTGGCAGACAATCCTATTGCAGCTATGAATGCAGCGCGGCGGGGCGCAGACGTGATGGTGAATTGCGCCGTCTCGCCAATTGTGGGCAGTGCGGAGAGCCTTTCATCAGACCGCATGGTGGCTCTGAGCAACGGTTTTGTAGCAGATCGTGTGCAAGTCGTGCGCAAATGTCTGCTTACTGGGCTGCACGACGTTTACAATCTAGTGGTGGAAGGGTCACCAGAATACCTGGCAAACGGTGTGTTGGTGCATAATTGCGAGCATTGGCCTGCCGGGAAGTACAAAGATCAAGTGGACGCCTGCGGAGGAGCCTTCAACAGGTTGACCCAGACCTCGGGATACGATATTTCGTATAAAGGCTACCAATGATTGAAGAAGAGATTGACGACGACGGGGGATTGGCGTGGGAGGATATGGAAACGCTTATTTCCGCTGCCAAGACCAAGGTAGGCCCGGTGGCGCTGAAGACTTGGAATGACGAGCATCAATGCTGGGTTGGTATTATAACCATGGCGTTGGTCAACAAGGACGGTGAAGAGCAGTTGCTGATGTTGGACTTTGGGTCCGCGGAGACTCAGGTCGAGATAGACGATTGGGCCGATGAGGCCATGTTTATGAAGAGGTGGGAGAAGGACTGATGCCCCAGCCGATTGAGTCGATAATCAGGAAGTTGCAGGACCAATTGATGTGGCGCGACTCCAGCAAGGGGCTCGCGCTCAATAACGTAGTTCTATCGCGCGCGGAGGCTAGCGTCGTTATCAACTACGTCAATCAGCAGGAAGGAATCGGGAGGACTTCGTAATGGCTGAAGAAGAAGAGTTTGACCCACCATCCGATAAAGTTTGCCAGGAAGTGCGCGAGATCTCTGCATCTGTGGTTCGTATGGTCGCAAGTAAATGGCGTGACCCACGGCTGGCTGTGACCTCGCTGGCTATCTCGCTCGCGGCTTTGCTCAAGGTTGCGTATGCCCAGCAGGATCATGAGTTTTTAATCAACCAGATCCCGCAGTTGGTACGCAATGCGATGGAAGAGATGAGCGGGGCAGGAGGACGACTGCAATGACCGATGAGCAGAGCAGTACGTTGAGCTTTTCGGACGACGAGGTTGTCGAGCTTCGCAGGTTGAGCCACGAAGCGTTGCTGAATACGGTCAAGGGTTGGGAGGGCAAAGACCCTCGCGGGATGGTTACTATTCTGACTACGGCTCTGGGTGGGTTGATTCAGAAGTTGTATGCGCCGACCGAGCGCGAGGTGGTCTACGGTCAGGTGCCTGCGCTGTTGCGTCACGTGGTTGACAGCCTCGACGAGGCTGAGATTACGGAGCGTGCGAGTTACAGCGGTCAGGGTTACAATGTGACTTACAACGGAGGGGGTGCGTGAGCGAGAAACAGAGGTTGCGGCTCGAGGCCGCGATAGCGAGGGATCATGGTGTGGAGAAAAATTCGTTGCTGGTTGTTTCACCGGCAGGCGTGGTACGATATCGGCAAGCTAAACATGCGTCGCGCTTGCGCGCGATGTGGATTAAGGTGGATGAATTGAAACGGAGGTTAAAGTAAAATGTTGCATGACCCCAATAAGGAATACGCGTTCAATCTGGATAGTTTGATCGCGTGGCTGGAGACTAAGCCGGCCGACGAGACCTATGACTACCTGGATGGACAACATTGTATGTGCGCGCAGTACTTTCAGGCGCGTGGATACACTCGCGCTCGTGTGACGTCTTCGCGCGGGGTCTATTCTAATGGCAAAGACTTCGCTCAATTCGCGGTTCCTGCCGTGTTCGACAAGATCGCGCGTAACGGGCTTGTCAACCAGAAGCCTCAGACTTTTGGGCATGCGCTCGAGGTTGCGCGAAACAAGACTTACTGAGGGAGAAAGACCTCATGCTGTACGATACTAAGTGGGATGCCAAGACCTATGATGCGGTAGGTGCGGTGTTGCTGCGCGCCGCGGCCAGGTTGGAGAGGGACGGCTGGTGTCAGGGTAAAATGCGTGATGGGGATGCGCATTGTGTGTTGTCTGCTCTGTATGAGGAATCTCGGATCGAGCAAGTATCGCATGCCGACGTGGACTTCTATTTTGATGCGGCACGTCGTCTCGATACAGTTGTGGGCAAGGATGTCGTGACTTGGAACGATGAGGCGGGACGCACCAAGCAAGAGGTTTTGTATGCGTTGCGTCTTGCGGCGGTACGATGACCAATGCTTCTGACTGCTGTGTAGTCGAAAAGCTTGCGTTTGGCAGGGGCTGGAGCGTTCGCTCTTCTGATGCCAATGGCCGTCTTTGGTTGGCTTCGTTTGCATATGAGGAGCACGCTGTGGAGTATGCAATCAAGATGGATCATGCGCCAACTCCGGCTAAGTCTATGGCGTCCAATTCTGATGTTGATGCGACGCCTATGGATCGTATCGACATAAGGACCAGCCAGATGACCCAGAGGCTCAATCAGATCAGAGGCGACGTGGCCCGGGTAGAGGACAAGGTCAACGCTATTCTTGATAGATTGAATAAAACATGAGTTGGCCTTTCACGGTGTATAACGACGACGACATCATGAATGAGTTGTTTGCCCTCAGGGCACAACTGACTCAATTGAATTCGCGGGTTGGCGCGTTGAGTGCCAACTTCACTAACGCAGTCTCACACCTCACAAAAATGGAGAAGATCATGTCATCATTCGATGATGCACTTGCCGGCCTTAGGACACAAGTTGCGGCCAACACCTCGGCTGAGGGATCGGCGGTCACGCTGATTCAGCAATTGGCCGCTCTGATCGCAGCCAATGTCAGCGACCCCGCAAAGCTCACCGAGCTTTCGACGCAACTGAAGGCTAGTGCTGATGCGCTCGCCGCTGCTGTCACCGCTAATACTCCAGCGGCCCCGGCTGCGTAATGAGATGAAGAGACGTAAGCGCCAGCCGGCGCGCCAACTCAGGGCCAAGGTGAAGTCTCGATGGCGTAGCTGTAGCGATGTTATAGGCTGGCTGGTGCTGCTTCTTTTCTTTATTTCTATCGGTATTGCTACTGTGGCGGTGTTCGCCAAGTACGGGTTCTGAATGTCAGAGGTCCACGAAGCGGCGTTGTTGTCGGTCTTGGTCGTCATGGTGGTGATGATTGCGGCTATAGCTACGTGGTTCGTGAGAGATGACGAATGAGCGATCGTGATCTGCTCGACGAAGGCTTCAATAGTCTTAGGAGTCAATTGGACTGGAAGGACTCTTTCGGTCATGGGTTGCCGATGCTGGAGTTGACCAGACAGCACGCCGAGGAACTGGTCAGGTACTATGATTTGGTTCTGGCGATGGCGGCCATGTTCGAGAAGGCTGCTGATGGGAAGGCATAGAGATGGCACCGCATCATAAACCTCCACCTCCTCAGACTGGATTCAACCCGAATAACCCCGGAGCCAGTGGTTATTCCGATGTGTTCGAGACTGACTTTGCAGCGCTTTCGTCGCTTGCCGGAGTAGTTGATGTTAACAATACGAAGGCTCCAGGCTATCAATGGTACGCCGACCCAGTATGGTGGGCGGCGCCCGCCATGGCCGATGAGATAACGTTGATCCACGGGGTGGGTCTTCAGTTGCATGGCGTCAATGGGGAGAATGCCCCTGTTATTACGACAGAGGGAGTTGTCGGCGGTGGTTACGGCTCGCCGCTTGTAGGCACCGACTTCGGCAATGGGTTCTTCGTAGAGGCTACCGTGCGTATCGACAATCCAGGCGCGGTGACCTTTCCGCCATCTCATGGCGATACTGGTTGGCCCGCGTTCTATTCGCTATCGTCGGAGTTCCTGGCAGGTACGGCGTTCTGGCCGGGCAACCCTCCGGGGCAGCAGCCTCCGATCCAGCATTGGATCGAGAATGATATTTTTGAGTTCACAGGTCAGCTTGGCTCAAAGTACGTGACGCAGACTCTTCACGACTGGAGCGGCAATGTGTTCGACAATCCCGTGCCGCGCAATGATATCTTCACGCAAACCGCGACTGGTGTGACCGATCTGAATCATTTTCACACCTACGGCATGTTGTGGGTTCCTGCCACGACATCACATCCGGGTAGTTATACTTTCTATATAGACGGTCTTCAGGCTAGCGGCCCTGTTGGAGCAGGTGACATGTGGGGCGATGGTAGCTGGTGGAATGGGCAGTACCTCTATCCACTCGTAGGAGCCGATAGTCCGTATCCGCCGTCCGATGGTGCAAATGGAACGCGTGGCGCGGTGGCGAACCTACAGCACTTTTGGTTCAGTCTTGAGGGTAGCTTTAGCTCGCCGGTCACGATTTCGGATTTCCAGTTGTGGCAGTTGCCGTCCGGGAATATGAATGTGCATGATGGGACAGGGATGTGAGATGAGCGAAGAGAAGCACGACGGTTTTTGGGACCATGTTACGGGATGGGCTAAGCAAAATCGTACCATTGCCGGTGCATTGGCTGGCGGGGCCGCAGGCACCGTGGTTCCGGGTATCGGAACCTTGATTGGCGCGATCGTAGGTGCAGGCATCGGGTTTGCTTCTTCGAAAGAGAAGAAGCACGATTGATATTTTTGTGGAGGGGAGAGGCTGGTAATGTTTGATATTGTCATACGCCTACGACGGGGTGTGGCTTATTTGCTTGGTGAGACTCATTTGGATTTAGGAGATACTGCGTATAAGATCATGGAGGATGCGGCTATTGAGATCGAGCGCCTCAAAGCCGAGGTCAACTCTCTGCGTGACCTGGAGCTTCAGCGAAAGATATGGCGGGATGCAAACCCACGATGAGTATCAAGCGAACGATTGATGAGGTGATTGAGACAGTGGAGCATTTTAGAACCATGCGTCAATGCTCTACGTTGCGCGCCTTGGCTGCGACTACTACTGATGCGGAGCTTGATGATATATTGGAATCGGCCAAGAAGTTGCGGCAGCATTTGCTAAGCGAGGCCAAGAATAATGCCGGGTGGTTGGATTTGTGGAGGAATTGGCTTTGACCGATATCGTGGAGCGGCTAAGAAAAGTAGATACGGATCTATGCGCTGCGGCTGCTGATGAAATCGAGACATTGAGGGCTGAGATTGTGGAGCTTCGTGCCGAGCTTGATGATCTGCATAGGTTGGGGAGTAATCATACGTGAAGGTGGACGGTAAGAATTTAAAGCGCACGCTGGTTGTGAAGAAGCGGACCAGTATTGGCAGCGGTATGCCGCTCAACAAGCACAAGCGAAGGCGTTGGAAAAAGTATCGAGGGCAGGGTAGAGTTTGAAGGACCTACGTCATGGTAGATTGGGAAGACTTTTTCGAGATACTTGGTCTTGGACTTATAAACGTGATTCTCGCGGTCTTCACTTATGCCGCCGTGGTCGGTTCAGTTCAGTTTATCTGGAACCAGCTATGACGTATGTAGAGACCCTTCTGGTGACCTATGTGATTGTCATCGGCATCGGTGTCTACATGGGTCTAAAAGACTCGGATAGAAACGAGGGGTCGTGATAGCCACGCTTTGCGGATTGGTCGGCGAGAGTCGCGTGGCCAAGGGTCCGAATAGGTTGGTCATGTGTGGGTCTGGGCACCGCGACATATTGAGTGACTTGCCGCACTGCCGAGCACTGGTAAGTCTTGGTATTGCTGGGGCTGTGCATCCTCGCATGGGTGTCGGGGATATTCTTCTGGCTACCAGTGTTCGAGGCATGGGCGTCATGAGTGTCAATACGACGCAAGATTGGCGCTGGCGCATGGCCGCTGCCTGTCGCCGTAAGAGTTTTCGCATCTGGGAAGGACCCATATTCTCCTCCAGCGTAGTACGTGGCGTAACCCCTGCGGATCGCGCGCTCATATCGCAGGTGTGTAGTGCTTGGGCTGTTGATGATGAATCCTATGCTGTGGCGCGAGCGGCTATCAAGATGGGATTGCCGTTCGCTGTAGTGCGCGCTATATCCGATACGGCAGAACAGACTATTCCGTCAGCGGCGTTGGTATCGCCGCGTCCGGATGGGTCGCATGATCTTCTGGCTATCTGCCGTGAGTTGACCAAGCGGCCGTTGCAGGTTTTTGCGTTGTTGAAGATCGCGCGGCAGTATAAAACTGCGTTGGCCTCTTTGAGGGGGGCATTAGATGCGTTGGGACCAGAGCTTGCGCTATGAGTGACGACGTTGTTCTCCCCGAGCGAATAGCTCCGACTGGAGCTATATGGGTCTGTGCCGCTTGCGGTAAAACGTCGCAAGACCTTTACGGGATTGAGGGGGACTGCGCCAAGGGATGGGATGAGAGTTGTGTCCTCAATGCCGTGCTATGCAAGTATCCGCAGGAAAATGACAGGTGGGAAGCAATAGGAGGATGAGGGAAATGTTGCGCAGAGTGACCCATGGCGGCGTGGATGTGACGTATGGACCTAAGAGTGCTGTTCTTGAGGTTGGCGGCAAGGCGAGGGGCGGCAAGCGTGTCAAGGTCAAGTTGACCCATGACGAGGCTTGGGAATTGCATATGGCCATGGCTCAATGGTCCGATAGAATGGACGATGGTGAATGATCTGTCCGCAATGCAGTGGTGTGCGCCGCGTTGCTGCCTCGCTCCTTAATATTATAGGAGGGAGGGGTGGTGCCGAGGTCTGGATCGTTTGCCCGTATTGTGACGGGCAGGGTACTGTACACTGCTGCGAAGGCGAAATATCTCAACCGGAGGAGGAAAAATATGGATTGGAATAAGATTCTCAACTGGAAGTTGCTTCCAGGGTCGCATGATTTTCCAGGTCCAGACGGAGGGACCTGTATAAACGAGGCGGCGGCGATCGCCGCTGGATTCAAGTATCGCGCAATTACGAAGGTTAGTGATTGCCCGTCATGCTTTTCTCACATGATCGCGAGTTATGCGCTTCTGTTGAATGATAAAATGCCTGATGACCTACGACAAGAATTGCTGATGCCCTTTGTGACGCGATTAGCCGGCACTGCTGCCAGCAAGGAGATCGAGCAGCAACGTGCTGAGCTTATATTCATCAGGACGGTGCGTGATATATTGCCAATTTTGTTTCAGTACTATGGTGACGAAGGATATATCATCAAGCTTTGCAGAGAAGCGCGGACATTAGAGGGTGCTCGTTATGCAGCACGTTGCAGCAGGGCTCGTGTAGTTGACCTTGTTACCGATGAGATCGCTCATGCTGCGTCGTGTGATTTTAGTTCGCATGCTCATCTGATAGCTAACTCTTGCGCTTTTACTGCCGTCCTCGTCGCCGCGACTGCCAGGGCTGCTAAAAAAGATCTTACTGCCGCTGCCGTCAAGGCCGCTAAGAAAGAAATATTTTCGATCGCAGTTTCAATACTTGATGAGGCGATCAGGTTGGGTAATCCCACCGCAGATGCGATCGATGTGGAGACAGTGAAAGAGCGCATGGAAGCAGCCAAGCACTCTCTTGCTGTGGCAGCGTCGTGATCGGGGAGGAATACGAGAAGATTTTGGACAAGGCCCTGGCGCGCAAGATCAGGGACTTGTTCTTTGTGTTGGTGTTGGGTATCGAGCACGACGAAGTTGGGGCTCTGAAGCGTTATCGCCAGAGTCTGGCCAAGGCTTTCAAGGCTCGTGAGATGGCTGCCACGGTTATCTCTGGTTGGCCTTTGCCGGATACGATATCGTGGGCGATTTTTGAGGAGGAGGATGATGCCGTACATCTTGAAAGAAGATCGTCCGGAGTTGGATGAACTCATCGAAGAGTTGGCAAGCTCGATCAAGCGTCACGCCAAGGGGGATGGTCGCGCCGTGGTTGGTCCGCTCAATTACTGCTGCACTACCTTGGCATTGAAGGTGCTGCCCGAGAAGCGTTATTGGGCGATGGCCATGCTCAGCGGAGTATTCCACAACATCGCGGACGAATTCTATCGGCGTTTTATGTCGCCTTATGAAGACGTTCAGATTAAGAAGAATGGTGACGTCTATCCGGAGGAGGTACAATCTTGGCGATCGATTGGGAAGCTCTGAATCTGATCGATTGGGATTGGCTTATATTTATCTTGGTGATGGTCATAGTTGCTTTGTTGACCATCGATATGGTGGACAGAGGGCCGCCGCATGATAGAGGCAAGAAGGAGGACTGAGAAATGCTCTACGATCCAAAGTATGGGAGACCTAATGAATTGACCACGCTGCTGGCGTGGCTGGAGTCCAAGCCGTCAGACGGTGTGTATTACTACAGTAATTGCCGTGGCTGTTTGCTGCATAAGTACTACACCGAGATGGGTTATGCCGATGTGAGAGTGGGCGGACATAATTTTGCGCATGGGGACAAGGAAGAGATGTTGCCGGAATTCTTCAACGAGGTCGCAGTAGGTCGCAATAGATTTGGACCTCATACGTTTGGTGCAGCAGCAGAGCGCGCCCGTTACCGGATCATGTTTGGAGCCAACGATGGGTTCTTCAGGCGGCTGTTTGCTAAATTCTCTCTTGCACTTGATGCAGATTATCGCCTTCTCGTGAGGTGACCTTTGAAGATCTCTGATCTGCCGTGGTGGTCCGGAGCGGCTTTGGCCTTCGGGCTTGGGTTTACGATCAATTTCGCTGTTCAGATGACGGCGAGTATCTTAGGGTGGTGGTGAAAAAAATGGAGGGACTTATGACTGAAGAACTGCCTGTTCTCGCTAGAGGCGTGCTTATGACTTCGGTGGAGTTGGCTAACTGGGTCGAGACTGCTTTCGCTGGTGAGCGAGTAATCTATGCGCGGGGATGTTTCGTCGATAAGATGGATGCTAATCCAGGTTTCCGCAAAGCGTGGTTCTTGTACAGAGAGGGCCGCGTGCATCTGGTGCAACGTCGCATCAATGATAGTATTGACGGATATCTCTATGAGTACATGGCTGTGAAGGCTAGCAAGCACAGAGGGAGCGCAATACGACAGGGAGCGATGCAAGGAGCGATGTGAATGATATACGATTCGTACATCGATGTATTGCTTGGACGCAAAACAGGAGGATTAGATGACCGATCAAGAGATGGCAGACGACATTCGGACCAAGGTTACGGCCTTGATGTTGGCAGTGAAGGATGCGAGAGCAGCGGGGCTGAAGGTCCATATCCCGTTCGCGATCTATCATTACATCGACACCGGATTGGCTCCGGGCGAGCCTGAGAGATGGACCATCACAAGGCACACATTGTAGGAGGAAAGCATGGATTGGAATAAGATTCTGAATTGGGAGCTTAAGAGCGGCTCTCATGAATTCCCCGGCCCTAGCGGTGGGACTTGTATCAATGAGGCTGCTGTTGTGGCGGCTGGTTTCGCGTACCGATCGGTTGGTGGTCCAGATGATTTGCCCACCTGCTTTTCGCCTGTGATCTCGGAGTTTGCTCTTCAGCTTAACGATGGTATGCCTGATGACCTTCGTCAGGAGCTTATGTTGCCGTTCGTTGTGCGTCTCGCCGGCACTGCATCGACTGATAGTGTTGAGGTCAAGCGGGCTGTGCTGCTGGCTAATGGCGTTATAAATATGCTTCATACCATCAGGCCGATTCTACGCAATGAGTTTTCTGAAACGTGGTTATTGGGTCGACTTCGCATAATTTCCATGGATATGGAATTCTTGTCGGTACAAGATGTGCAAAATATGCGTGAAGCAGCGACCGTTCTCGCAGGCTGCGCTGGCATGGCTGTTGTTGATATTGCTGGAGTGGCGTATCATCTAGGTGTATCCGATACTTTCTGGCGTCAGGCCGTGGTGTTGCTGGAGGAGGCTATCATGGCAGGCAGGCATGACCAGATCGGTGTTGAGGTGGCACAACGCCGCTTGATGGCAGCGAAGGGCATGGAGTGTGTGGAGTGAGGGCGGTCGTCGCGTTGACCTGTGTGGGTCTAGGGGCTGCATTGATGGGCTTTGCATTTGGCCTGTCATTGCTGCCCTTCGTCGTCGTAGTCCAATGAAGGGAGTGGAGGGATGATCAAGTTCACGACTGAGACCAAGCGTAATAATAACGGCATGGTATGGGATGAGGAGAGAGATACGATTCTCCGTCGCCTCGCTTCGGAGGGTCTATCTGGAACGAAGATTGGCGCGGAGATGGGGATCTCCAAGGGAGCGGTTATTGGTCGGGCTAATCGCATCGGTGTCAAGGTTGGTAAACCTCGTTCGAGGGCAGGTGTGCCGAATAGCACGCCACGTCCACGTAGACCTAAATCTAGCTTACGCAATTTCGTAGTGCCGCAAGCTCGCCGTTCTGCGATTCCACAAATCGAGATAGACCCATTGGTTCAGAAGCTCATAGCAGAGTCTACCACATCGGCCGGATCGCTGGTCGATGCTTTGCTGCGTCTGCGTCATTGCCAATGTCGCTATCCGTTGCTCAACAATGAGTTTTGTGAGAAGGATGCGATAATTGGTTCTAGTTATTGCGCAGAGCATCTTCAGTTGACAACTCGCGATGAGAGTACTGTTGCGACTGTCGCGCTAAGGCATTCAGGATAAAAGATGGCAAGTATCATCCCATTCCGGCATAGAGTCTCCGATAACTTTGCATCATTCCTGACCGGTTTGGGAGTTTGGGGTCGTGACAAGGGTGTTACGACCAAGCCTGTAATGCGCGTGCTGGACATGCGCGAGTTGAATAACCTATATCGCGGTGATTGGCTGGCTAGGAAGATTTGCGATATCCCGGCATTTGATTGCTGCAAGACTTGGCGCCGCTGGGATGCGACCAACGATCAGATTGAAGCTTTGGAAGAAGCCGAGCGTGCGCATGGTCTTCAGCGCAAGATGATGCTTGCTATTACACGCGCGCGATTATATGGCGGCGCTGCGATGGTCATCGGTGTGCAGGAGAGTGGAGGTGGCACGCTGGAGAGCAAGGATCGAAAGTGGGCTGACTCTGCGCTTGAGCAGCAACGTCAGACCATGCGCGATGAAGGTCATTCAGTCAAGTTGATCGACAAGGTCGCGAATGCCAACTCTTCGTTTCTGACCGAGATCAATTACGAAAAGGTCGGCGAGGGCGATTTGAAGTTCGTGCATGTGGTCGAGCGATGGATGATAGCAGCGGGCGCGCCGGTGCGCGATATCACCAGCCCGTGGTTTGGTCAGCCCAACTATTACATGCGCAGTAATATCCCGATCTATCCGGCTCCCGGAGGCGTTCAGCAGGTTGAGAGCTACGGCGTGGGATATGATGCTGGTGCAACAATTTATATACATCCGAGCCGCGTCGTCCGGGTAATCGGCAACGATTATCCTGACATGGAGCTTGCGCCGGATGCGTGGGGCGACAGTGTCCTTCAGACGGTCTATTCTGCGATCCAGGACGCTAATACAGTAAGCCAAGCTATTGCGCATCTAACAGCACGCGCAAACACTAATGTGATCTCGGTGCCTGGATTGACGCAAAACTTGGCGACTTCAGATGGCACGCTTAATGTGACCAAGCGTTTCAGCGCGGTCAATGCTGCGCAAAGCGTGGTCAATGCGATCTTGATCGATAAGGATGAGGAGTGGAATCAACTGCAAGTCAGCTTCGGAGGCTTGCCGCAAGTGTTGCAGGTCTACTTGATGATAGCATCAGGTGCTGCCGATATCCCGGCTACGCGGTTGCTGGGTCGCGAGCCTGCGGGGCAGAATGCGACTGGTGAGAGTGACCTGCGGAATTATTATGATCGGCTGAGTGCCGAGCAGGAGGTCAAGTACACTCCGATATTGACCCCGCTCGACGAGGTGCTGATTAGGTCTACGTTTGGCAAGCGTGATAAGTCAATCAGCTACGAGTGGAATCCATTATGGTTGATCACTCCGGAGCAAAAGACCAAGATGGCTTTGGAGAAGGCGCAGGCATTTCAGATCGATGTAATGTCTGGCATAATGCCACCTGAGGCTTTGGCCAAGGCGCGCACCAACCAACTGATGGAAGACGGGACCTATCCAGGTCTTGATGCGGCTTTGGAAGAGGCTGCATTTGAGGAGGCTTACGAATCATCCCCGCAATGGACCACTCCTGAGCAGGAGAATGAGGAGTCCAGGATTCGGACACAAGAGGTTCATGAGCAAAGAATGGGGGCTGCTGAAGAAGGCGGGGCTGCTGAAGAAGGCGGGGCTGCTAATAATAATACTGACTCATGGCCGTTTCCCCGGCCAATTTTGGACGACTTAGCCGGTGGAGGACAATCAGGGTTAGGCTTTTCGACTAGTCAAGCTTCCTCGATTGAGCGACGCAGAAAGCGCCGCCGGAGATAAATCATGAGAGATACCCCAGGTTCGTCCAGCGACGGTTTGCCCTCCGGCCAGTTGCGGACGAGCACGGCGCGCGGCAGTCTCGCCCCGTCTCCCCTCCCCGAGGCTGAGACGCCGCGCGCCACCCATATTTTGGTGTTTCAAGCGGTCATGGATACCGGAGGATGGTTCGCATGGCCTTTTTATGAAGGTAATTCGGAGGAGTGTGAGAGGCTGGCGGCTAATCACTGCGGATGGGTTGCTTCTGATGTTCCTGGTTGTATTTCTTCGGCTCGTGCTATTGCGGTGATCTATACGGTTGAAGAGTGGCAGAGAATAGCACGGCCTCATTGATTACGCAGGATGCGGCGGATCGTTTTGATCCGACTGGAACCTCTGGCTTACGTCGTAAGTTTCGTTCTGCTGCGCTGCTGCGCTTGCGGCAGATGCGCGCATCCATGCGCACCATGGTCATGGACCATGATGTGCTGGCGCTAGGTGGGGCGCAAGCTCCTATTGCTTATCTGTCCATGCCGGTCGAGACCAGGATGAAAGCGTTTCATGCTTGGCTTGATAGCATGGCGCCATTCTATCTCGGTGGTGATTGGGCTAACAGCTATGTGACCGCGGCTTGGCGGAGTGGTGGTGGCGAGGGGGTGCCGAATCATTTGATTCAGTTAATGCAGCAGGAGTTGGAGGGTATTGCTGCTGCGTTGACCCAGATTGTCAGCCGTGAAGCGGCCAGAGTCATTCAGAAACGTATGCGTCGTTACAAGGCCGCTACGACGTTGACTAAATGCTTGGACGTGGAAGGTGTCAAGCGTCTGCCTGTGTTGGTCAATACGATAGTGGTCAAGGCGCACAATCAGGCCAAGCTGGCATTGATTAGGAGCAGGGGCGAGCGTCTGGTCGGCATTATCCCGGAACACTTTCCGGCCGATGCGATAACTGTTGATGTAGCCCGCAGGGGTTATATAGAAGAGCCGATTGATGTTGGCATCAGAACGGCTGGGGACAATAAGGTCTGTATTCGTTGCGAGGAGTATGCCGCTGGAGCGCCCTACGATATCGACGAGGTTGAGGACGCACTCCCCTTACATCCTAGCTGCCTCCCTGGATACGTTAATGTATCGACCAGTGATCGGATCTCGGCTGTTAGTAAACGGCTGTATGATGGTGATCTTGTCGTCGTCAGAACGGCCCGAGGTGATGTACTTGAGGCTACCCCAAATCATCCGATACTCACGAATAATGGATGGCTTCCTATTGGTGCGCTTGATGTAGGAAGCCACGTGATCGGCAATATCGTCAGTGATGGGATAGTCTTTCCTGGTGAAGATAATCAGTACGTTCCAGCCAAGATCGAGGATGTAGCGAACGCGCTTGGCAAACTTTCTCGTAGTGTAGTAGTCCCAACCACCGCCTCTGATTTCCACGGCGACGTTACCCACTGCGAGGTCGATATTGTACTTGCCGAGGGCAAGTTGTGGAATGATGTTAAGTCCGCGGTTGACCAACATCTTGGTAAGCGCGATCTCATATTTAGAGATGTTGGTGCCACGAGCTTGGCGGGTTTTCGCAGATTTTATGCGTTCGGCAAGCGAAGCTTTTCTTCCCTTCACAGCCTCATGAGCCGCCTCAACTTGAGCACTGCGTTGCCTTTTGGTCATATGGCTCCATTTGATGATTTCTTGTTCGGAGGCGCTGCGTCGTCCAATGTTGTGAGCCTTCAGAACTCGGCTTATCAACGAACGCTTTCCAGAGAGTGTATTTCCGACTTTCATTTTGCGCGCCAAGCTGAGTACGCTATTTCCGGTTCTGTAGGCCGCGACTATGGCCATTTGCTCTTGCATGGGTATGAGGGTGATGAGTCTTCTGGCGTGTCCCTCGCGGCGTCCCTTCTCGACGCTGGCGCGCCACTTGTAGAAGTCATTCATGTTAGCAAACGTAGATTTAGCGGGCATGTGTATAACCTCCAGACTGATTCTGGATATTATACAGCGAACAATACAAAAAACAACGGCATAGTAGTCAAAAATTGTCGCTGCTCCTGGTTTCCATGGCACGATCGACGTTTTCGACACGATGCTGCGACCATTCTGCAACGTGATGCTGCGTGGGAAGAGCAGCAACATCCGCGTCAATTTGGTAGATTTTCGCCGAAGGGTCTAGGGGAGATCGTCCAGAGTTATCATCAACGGGCTGAGGGTCTGGAGAAGCGCGCACGCGATTTCGCGATTAAGGCGCACGCCGAGGTTAATCAACGTCGCAAGTATACGGGCGAGCCATATATCGGACATCCGGAAGAGGTTGTAGGGCTGGTGCGTTCCGTCCCGCATACACCTGAAATGCTGGCGGCGGCTTGGTTGCATGATACGGTTGAGGATACCAATATCACGCATACCGATATTCAGCGTGAGTTTGGTGATCACGTTTCCGCGCTGGTATGGGCATTGACCGATGAGCCTGCTGTTTCCGGTGGACCTAATCGAGCGATGCGCAAGCAAGCGACATTAGAAAGATTGTCGCAGTCACCGCCTGAAGCGCAGACCATCAAGTATGCGGATATCATCGCCAACTCCGCGAGCATTCGTGATAATGACCCCAAGTTCTGGAAGGTCTATCAACGCGAGGTTTCTGCTCTTTTAGAGGCGATGGACCGAGGCGATGCTACGCTGCGTCAGCATGCGATTAGCGTTGTGCGCGGGACTGCGGATGCTGCATTTGACCCACAGAAGCATCCGCATGGCGAGCATGGTCATTTTGCATCAGTAGTAGTTGGCGGGGGACCGCAGCCTGCTGAGGTCTTGCAGCCAACCGATTCGACCAAGCCAGACCCAAATGTTTATCGTGAACGGGCCGCGCAGTTGGTCATGGCGGCCAGGATAGTGCGTGATTTCAGTGTCCTGGAGGAAGCTGATCGTAGTATGGATGCGAGCACAGTTTACATCGACATGCACACGCCAAAGTACGTTGAGGGTGTCAATACTGACCTGTCGTTGGCATGGCACGAGTTGTCCGAATGGTTGGCGATGAATGATGGCTGGAAATATAATCAAGCTCATGCCGATGTTGCGAATATATTAGAGAGAGAAGAAGTCGAGCGACAGGGCGGCAATTGGGACAAGTATCAAGAGGCCATGGGCGCCTTGATCGAAGGTGACGAGCGCGAGAAGATCACAAGCTTGCCGGCTGACCTGGACATCAGGGTCTATTCTGGCGCGGAGCGCAAGCGGGTTAAATGGCTAATCAAAGCAGGGCTCAAGAAGGACAAAGAAGGACAGGCTTGATGAGGTATGTCGGCTCATTTTTTCTCTACGTGGCGATTGCTGTGGCTGTTGTTGTCGCTGTTCTGGCGATGGTACTCGGGACCGACGGTGCGCGTGGTCGTGAGCTATATCCTGGCCAGTATGCGCAGGTAGACCCACAGATCAGGGAGTGGTTCCGTACCCGCAAGTCGCCTAGTGGTAAGCTATGCTGTAGCGAAGCCGATGGTACCGGTGTGGAAGAGCAGATTGAGGGCAATCACTACAAGATTCGGTTTGCCATGCCGCACGGTGCTGACATGCCTGGAGCCACCCCTAGCAACGATGGCCGCAAGATAACACCGTGGATCACAGTGCCGGAGGAGGCTGTGATCAATGAACCCGCCCCGATAGGTCCAGTGGCGTGGTACGTTCTTTACTACGGTACTAATGGTCAGGTGGTCAATATCTTGATTCGCTGCTTTGTGCCGGGTGCTAAATTTTAGAATCAAACCGACAGGGAGAGGGGGTGAAGGAATGTGGTCGTGGTCTGGTGTGCGAATCTAAAATTAGAAACGGCTGAAGATTTAGAAGTACTCGCTGAATTTTACAGGGCAAATACGTGGGTTAAAATTTGGAGGAATTTGTCCGATGGTTAAAGTACTAGGCCGACGCGTTCCGATCATGATCATGTACTGCTGTACGCTTCATTATATGTGGGCAGCAACGTTCTTGTTGTACCCAGATGGTATGCTGGCGACGGCTCCCGGATTGATCTCGCATCTGATCCCTAATCATATCTTGTTGTCTTTGTGGTTGATCTTCGTTGCATCGTTGTCGCTGCTGGGCGTATTAATCGCGCCTCTTACCATATGTGCGTGGTTGTTGTTTATTCCGCAGCAACTCACTCTATTCCTGAGTGCGTCAAGTGCGATCATAGCCATCTATCTTTCCCAATATGGAGATGGCGTGCTCCGCCCGCACTCTTTCATCTTAACCGACCAGCTGCCAATAATCCTGGCCGCAATTTGTCATTCTGTGGCTATCATTTCTGACTTATTGGTCTTGCACTACAAGAAGTTCTGATATGGAGGAAGATTATGATGCCTCAATCTCGCGCCAATCGAGGCGGAAGCTCAGCCAAGAAGAGCTTCAAAGAACCAGGTACGGTATCGAGATCGACCGGCGCAGGGCGCTCTACAAGGAAGCGATCGGGCGCTATTCCAAAGTCATCACGTTTGCAGCTGGTATTGCTGCGGCAGCTGCAACGATTTGGAAGGCTTGGGTGGGCTCCTGATCGAGATCTCTTATTGCTTCGTATTAGAATGATCTTTACATTCTGTGCCGTTGCTGCTGCTTCGTTCCTTCTGGTGTGGGGGAGACAGGAGCCGTTTCAGGTCTTGGCTAGCTATATTGAACCTCGCATAGTCCTTGCCGGGGGAGAGGTTGTAACACATCGGGACATCAGGATATTGCGGACTGACTGCACCGGCCTCGGGATCAGGTCTCAGCTAGTGGACTCGCGAGGTCTAATTCATCAAATAGACGCACAGCATGGAAGTCCGGTGCTGCAATCGCATACTCCGGATCGTGCCTGGCCAATACCGCGCAACATGCCGGATGGTGTGGCGGAATACCGCGCTACGGTGTCTTTCAGTTGTGCTCCATTCTATTCGCTATGGCCGGTGGTGGTGACTCCACCTCCAATTGGTTTCGTAGTCGATGCTAGGAGGGGTTAATGACCTACGATCCGACGACTGAGCATCTACAGTCTTTAGAGCGGTCATATTTCCAGTTAGCGGCATTGTTGTTTCAGACCATGGCGTTGATGGAGAAGCAGAACAAGATCATTGCCCACCTTCAAGAACGTGTTGGATATTTAGAGGTTGGGGGAGAAGATGACGAACAGGAGTAGGCGGATTACTGTCATACACGTAGACGAGGAAACCAAAATCAAGCACGCAGCTTGTGAGAGCGGGGGTGTCAAGTACCCGTACAACTCGACTAAGCGTGGCTGGACCTACAAAGAACCTAGCCCGTCCTACGCAGTCCGTAGGACTAACAAAGGAGACTGACCAATGTGCGACTACTCACTTGAACAGAAATTGTCGCGCCCTGCGAAGGTCGGCGATAAGCTGGTGACCAAGAGGTTCTCGTCCTTTACCACTGGCTTCACCGATGCGAGCATTCCTGATTGTGACCTCGCGATTTGCATGCTTCCTGGTACGGAGATCGCGTTTGACGATGAGGTTAAGCTCGCTGCTATCGACACCGAAGAGCGTCTTCCGCGCGAGGCGGTGTTTGTTGCCATGGGCAACCCCGAAATCATTCATGAGCATCACGACGGCTTGGAATTCCCCAGCGTGTCCAAGCAGCGGTTGATCAACTCAATTGCCCCGGATCAGAAGGCGACTGTCCTTCAGGTTCCGGCTGAGAAGATTCCCGCGCCGGAAGCCGTAGTTGCGGCTCCCGAGTTGGTAGACTAAAGCTTTGTTGGAGACGGGCAGGCGAACCCCGCCTGCCTGCTCTCCTTTGGAGGAGGAAATAAAGATCATGGACTGGAACAAGATTCTCAACTGGAAGCTCTTGGCGGGGTCACACGGGTTCCCTGGACCAGACGGGGGGACGTGTATCAATGAGGCGGCGATCGTGGCTGCCGGGTTTGACTACCGGATGGTGATATCTACCGACCAGATGCCGCAGTGTTTCTCTAGGCCGATTTGTTTATATGCTCTTTCTATCAACGACCGAATGCCGGACGACTTGAGGCAGAAGCTTTTGATGCCATTCGTTACCAGACTATCTGGTACGGCGGATAGCGGTGAGGTAGAGGTTGAGAGGACTCTCTTGATGGTGTCGATGGTATTGGAAAATATTTTCCCCATCGCTCAATCTGTTGTTGAGAAGGACTCGGACATTTATGTGTTGGCCTACTACAATAACGCATGCAAGGCTATCGACGAAGCTCGTCAGCGGTTGCGGTCGATAAATTCTTTGATTGATCATACGGCGCGCGGCAGTCTCGCCCCGTCTCCCCTCCTTGGCACGTTGCTTTATTCCGTAAACATGGCGGCGCAGGCGGTGGGGCTATGCGCACTTGCGTGCAAAAGTAAAGATGATAAGCGGCGTGTCTGGATCGCTGCGGTGTCTATCTTGGAGGAGATTCTTAAGGTAGGTAGGCACGAGGTCGTAGACCTGGCGGTTGCTTGCGATCGTCTAGAGGCGGCGAAGGTTACGGTGTAATGCGTGAGGGATGGGTTTGTCCGTACTGCCACCGTGGTGTGTCGCCAGATCAGAAAACGTGTAATCATGTTGATGATCTGCCGAAGGTCACTCAGTTAGTGGACATTCCCATTAACGATTTAATCTGGCAGCCAGATTACGTTCAGCAGAAAACGAATTAGTGTCGAGATGGCGGAACTGGTTGTAGAGTTCTCGACTGCCGCTCCAGCCGCGTGGATTGACCGCTGGATTGTGGATCGCAGCAAGATGATCTGCCGTCTTGCCCACTCGCCGTTTTCACATGGGGACTACGTGTTGGACGATGGTAACCTTTTGGGTGCGTCCGATAATCCTGGTGCTCCCCATGTTAGTGGAAACCCTCGCGGTGTAGCGATCCGTCCGCCGGATTATCAAGCCTTTGCCCTTCGTAGACGTGCGGTGATCAAGACTACCGATGATCATAAGCGGCGCTACGAGAGCTTTCTGCGCACGCAGTTGGGCAAGCCATTCGATGGTGAGGCCGTGAGTCTCACTACGTTCCTTAGCGCAGACTTTACCGATCGCGATTGGCGGGATAGCGCGCGTTGGTATTGCCATGAACTTTTGGTGCACGGTTACGAGGTAGCCGGTATTCTTGGCTGGAAGTTGATCAACGTCAAGAACCGTGTTACAGCCGCGGACCATCTGCTTATCATCAACCCCATGATCGATCCAGACAAGTTTTGGACCGAGCATTTGGCCCTTCCCATGAAGGGGCCGCACGCGGGTTGATGTTGAGGAAATACCCCGTCGCGATCGAACGGCGGAGCTTAGGCTGCAATTCCTAGTTCAAGGGAAGAGCCTCTATTGCGGTGCTTGGTAGTCAACCATCGGTTTGGCGGCCCGTATAGGAGAACTTAATGCCTAGTGACTTAAGTCGCGAGCGTGCCGAGCTGGAGATAGCTGCGGTAAATCAGGCTATCAAAGAAGGCTATTCGGCACGACCTGTTCCTGGATCTAATATTGTGCAGGGTGCTGTGGCAGTAGCCGCCGAGCGTCTGGGGGAAAATCGTAGGTCATTCTATGGTCGTCTTGGTCGACCCGGCAAGCCCGGAACTTGGAGGACTTTGCATGGCCTCGAACCAGACTGGGATGCGCAGCCAGATCGCAGCACGCAAGAGGAACCGACTCCGGAAAATCAATTTGCTATTCCTAAGAAGCAGCTTCCGCTTCCTAGCTACGCTACGGCAGGGGAACCCGTGGTGATCACCTCTCGCCCTGATAATACGTTTGCATTCGGGGCGGCTGGTGATCTTCATGCTGGGTCTAAGTACTGTAGATGGGATGTGCGAGCAGAACTCTACAGACGTTTTACCGAAGAAGGGGTTCAGTGCAACTTCGATACCGGCAACTGGATTGATGGGGAGGCGAGGTTCAACACCTACGACCTTGAGGTATCCGGGATGCATGCGCAGTGCGAGTATCTTGCCAAGAATCACCCGAAGGGTTTACGGACCTATGCGGTGTGGGGAGATGATCACGAAGGATGGTACGCGCAGCGTGAAGGTGTAGACATGGGCATGTACAGCGAGTCTGTCATGCGTAGGGCTGGTCATGACTGGACTAACATCGGATTTATGGAAGCCCATGTGATCTTGCGTAACGCCGACTCTGGAATGGATGCGGTGTTGGCGGTTGTTCACCCTGGCGGTGGTTCTGCTTATGCCCTGAGCTACTCGATTCAAAAAATCATCGAGAGTTTGGAAGGAGGGGAAAAGCCATCGGCTGGATTTTACGGTCATTATCATAAGATATGGACCGGCAACATCAGGAACGTGTGGGCGGTCCAGACGGCATGCCAGCAAGACCAAACTCCGTTTATGCGTAAAAAGAAGTTAGAGGCGCACGTTGGTGGAGTTCTGGTTAAATTCAGACAAGACCCTGAGACTGGTGCGCTCACCTCGATGACTACTGAGATGATGCGCTTCTTTAACAAGGGCTACTATGCCGGCACGGGTAGATGGTCGAAGCACGGTCCTGTAACCCAGTTGCAGAGAGTGTCATGACCCTGCCGCTGACTCCGGATATTCTCAGGACTTCGTATAACTATCTTAGCACGACTCCGCCGTTCGATAAGTGGAATCTCCCGGACGGTGATGATATTGTATTCAAAGTCGTGACTAGCATCAAGCTTCGTGGCTGGTACGAGATAGACAAAGACAACAAGCGTCATACCATCGCGATATCGAGCCGGTACATAGGGCGTACTGACTCGTTGATGGAGGTTATGGCTCATGAGATGATTCATCTGCATCAGGAGCACTCTGGATGCAATGATAGAGGTGAGCATGGGCGGGCATTCGACAAGTTGGCAAAGAAAGTTTGTGATACTCACGGCTGGGACCTGAAGCAGTTCTAATTGGAGAGTGAGATGAAGTACTACTTGGCTGGTGCGATGAGAGGGTACAAGGATTTCAATTTCCCTGCCTTCCATAAGGCCGCGGCTATGCTACGAGCAGAGGGTCATGAGGTGTTTTCTCCTGCCGACAACGATATCTCGAAGCACGGGGAAGATTTGTTCAAGAGTGCCGATGGGTCTGAAGCCGAGATCAAGTCGAAAGGCTTTTCAAAGCGGCGGGCATTCTACGACGACACCAGATACATCTGTCTAGAGGCGGAAGCAATCGCTTTGCTTCCTGGTTGGGAGAATAGCGCAGGTGCGCAAGCTGAGTGGGCCTTGGCGAAGGCACTCGGTCTCGAATTTCGTTATCTGTGATGAGCGGGAAGAAGGATACCAACCCCAAGGATGCGGTGGGCGTTCTGAAGGTTGGGGAGAGTTGTATTCCGAGTGGTCCGGTAATGGAAATGGGGCTAGCGATGCTGGAGGGTGCGCGCAAGTACGGTAGGCATAATTATCGCACAGCCGGTGTGCGAGGCTCAGTCTACTACGACGCAATAATTCGCCATCTCAAAGCGTGGTGGGAGGGCCAGGACAACGATCCCGATAGCGATCTGCACCATCTGGTCAAGATCATGGCTTGCTGTGCGGTGCTGCGGGATAGCATGCTCCGTAAGAATTGGATCGATGATCGGCCGCCTAAAATGGATGATACATGGCTTGCTGATTTGAACAAAAAGGCCGCAGATATCATCAAGCGATATCCAGATGCCAAGGCGCCGTATACGCAACTTGACTTGGAGAAGGCATGACTATTCAAGAAGGATTTATTTGCGGAATGTCTATCGCGTTGTGGTTATTCGCGGTGCGTACTATGCTGACCGGAGGGGGTCCGCTTAGCGTGTCTGCCATGATTATTACGGGCGCGATTACGTTTGTTGGTGGCATCTACTCGTTGTATACGGAAGCGTGGTTGGGTGCTTTTGGAATCGCCCTGCTGGTCTTTGCTGCTATGCTGTTCATTCTCAAAGCCCCCAGTAGCCTGGAAGGAGATTAGTTGATGGCCGTTGGATCGGTCTATCGGCCGGAAGACTTCTCGTCCGATGCTAACACCACTTCAATACAAGCTGCCGTCAATGCTGCTAGCGCGGCGGGCGGCGGGCAGGTGCGCTTATCGGCTCGTAATTATCAAGCTGTAAAGCAGGGTGGCAACCCGTGGTGTCTGAACCTGCTTGATGGTGTGTCGTTGATAGCGGATGCTCCCGGCAGCAAGGATGGGATAGCCGCCGGCAAGGGCAGCATCATCTCATGGGGCAGTGGGATCAATTCTTCTACCGATATCATCTATTGGAACCCGGCTTCCACGCAGAACGCATTCATTGATGGTGTACAATTTATGCCTGATGGGTTCACTGGAACCGTATCGGATATAAGCTCGCTCACGTTGTATGGGCGTCATGTGATCAATATCAATGGGACGCTTAATGGTGGTGGGGTGACTAATTGTGTCATCGGGCCCGGTAATGGTTGGTCCATAGCCATTACTGATGTTTCTGGACTGTGGGTCGATGGTCGTATTGTCAATAATCAGATTTGGGGCGGCGTGCTGGGTAATTATCTGGGAGACAACTGCGATTTTCACAACAACTCATGCTTCGGGCAAAAAGTTGCTTTTGATCTCGGATTGGTAGGAGGGGCTGCGACCTGCAAGATTACGCACAACCATGGCGTCGCCAACGGCGGTGCGTTGGTGCTGCGCAGTGGTTACAAGGTCAAGGTCCATGACAATCACTTTGAGCAAGCCGGTACGCATACTGGATTGGGGTACACATTCTTTTTCAAGGGAGACCTTGGCACTCTCATTGCTCCTGAGTTCCTTCGCAATGTCATCAACAATCAGTCTAGTTATGGATTGACTGGACTGGTGTCCTTCACTCATTCGAATTATGCCGAGATCGACGACAACGTAGTGAATAGCACCACTTCCATAGCGGCTGGGATTTCTGTTGATTCTACGTGTGTTCAGCCGCACTTCGGCAAGGTCGTGGTGCAGGGGTCTGTTGTAGCTGGATATTCCGCCAGCACTAGCGCGCAGCCTCTTAGGTTCCCGATCTCTCTTACGTTGCTCAATAGCTGGTACTCTGCGAACCCTACCGAGGGGCCGTACGTATTGAAAGACAAGTACGGAACGGTCTTTCTTTATGGCATGATCGCGGGAGGCACGACCGCTCCAGGTACGACTATATGTACCCTACCGGCAGGATATAGACCATCGGCGACGTTGCTGCGCTCCGTATCTACTTCGATAGGGTATGTGACATTGGGAATCCATTCCAACGGTGATGTGGTGCTGGTTACTACGGCCAACGTCACGCTTACCAGCTTGGATTGTAGTTTCGGAGCAGCTTGATGAGCCCGATCGGTAACATTCAGGCTGGCAGGGAAGAAATTGTAGGGAATTGTGCTCGATCGGGAACATGGCTTAACAGCTCACGGTTGCAGCTAGGAGCCGCTTGATGGATGCCGAGGACAAACCAAAAGATCACTTGGAGAACTTGTTTTGGGCCGTTTTTTGGGTATTTTTGATTGGCGGCGCGGTCAGCGGGTGGCTTTCCATGCTTCGTTCTTTAGCGATGTTGGGCAAATGACTGTCAAGGCCTCTGCACCTTCCGCGCGGGAGTTGATAGTCAACGTACTGTCGGCTCCGCGCTATCATGCACGATTTTTTGGCGGCAAGGACTTCGACCAGATCAAGCGGGAGGTGGTGAACAAGGCCGGCAGCATTAGCACGGGTGAGATCATCCAAGCGATGGAACAGTTGGTCAAGGACAAGTTGGTCTACTCCATCTCGCAGGATGGGGTCAATTTCAGAGGGACAATGAAAACTCGGGTGCTCTGGTACTTGAGGCAAAAATGGAATTCAGAAAAGAAGGCACTAGCATGATCGAGATAATTGCTTCCTTTCTATTCGTGTTGACCATTGTCATCCGCGGTGAACCGCCGACTAAAACGGTCACCCCAGTGAAGGATATGAAAGAATGTCTTGCACTGTCGGAAGCCGCTTCGCGTACCAGAGTACCGATCAGAACCAGGATTGTGACATCCTGCGTGATCGAGTATCGAGACCCGGTCTGAGGGGGGTCAACCCTTCCTAAACTGTCGCGAGTTTGCGGCATGTTGCTAATCTCGGGGAATGGCCGGCCCTTGAAATCATTGAGTTTTTTAGAACTGCCCTTTAAAGCCTCATAAATCGCCACCCATGCGCTGAAGCCGGTCGCCCGTACCTGGGGTGCTGCCGATGCGATTTGGCGCGCCG